TCACGCCTGTTTCCTCTTCAAGATTGTCAGCACCGGTCCACGCGAATCGGTTGCTGATACCATGTTCGCAGCCTCAATCAAATGCCCGAGCTCGGCGCCCGAATAGTGACTGGTGATGCTGCCGTTCTTGTGGCCCAAAAGAGCTTTACGATCTTCCTCGGTGACGCCTGCTGCGCGGAGCCGACGGCCAAACGTGTGTTTGAGGTCATGGATCCTGATGGATGCATACCCTGGGTGAGCGGGGCGAAGGTTTTCCTCCTGCCAGAGTTTCGCCGCTCTCACCCGCGCCTTCTTCCATGCCGAATCGTTCATCCTGTGCATGGCGGTGCCGTTGTAAGGGAAAACCCATTCCTTGCTCAGGCCCCGCTGCTGCTCGATGATCGACTTCGCCACGTTGTTGAGCACAACCAGTCTCTCGTCGCCATTCTTCACCCCGGATCGTGCGTGGCGTCCGCCGAAGTCAGCCGGGATCAGAAACACACTGGTGCCCAGCTCGGGTACCGATATTTCCCAATCCCACCTCAGCTTGCAGACTTCCTGCTCCCGGGTGCCGGTGTTCACCTTGAACAGCGCCATCGTTTGCAGGTGAGCCGGCAATTCCGCAAAGAGAATCGATTGCTCTACCCAGGACATTGGGTAGGGCTTCCTGCTCGATTTCTTCTCCTCCAGCTTCGCGAGCATCGGCACGCTATCCAGCCACGGCCTTCGCTCATCGTCTCGCCACTTCCTGGCACACAACGATAAAACCCGAACCACACGCTCGATCGAGATATTCACCGTCCTATTGCTCACTCCTTTTTTCACCTTCCCGTTTTCCAGCTTCTTTGGCGCCAACCTATCCTTGATGAATGGCGCCAGGGCCTGGTCATCAATGTGGGTCAGCGGTATATCGCCAATGAACGGGTCGAGCTGGGCGATGTGGTGAGCGGAAAGCTTGAAAGATGGCTGATCCTTGATTTCGACGAGGAAACGCATCGCGGCATCCCGCCACGTCCTCACCTCCCGGACTCCATACACCTTCTGTTGCCGGATCTGTTCCAACCTGAAGATCAGGTACCGCTCAGCTTCTTGTCGGTCAGTTGTGCCAGTAGATTCGTAAAGTCTTTCGCCGTTGATCTTCTTGTCGATATGCCAGATACCTTTCCTTTGGGAGAGGCCTGTGATCGATTTTCGCGCCATGGTTTATCTCCTTGCTGGCGCTCGCTGCGGGGCGATTGTTGCTCCGGGGCGCGCTGTTTATCAATGGACTTTGCCTCAACATATGCCGAGGCCCAGTCGTCCAGCTCCTGCCGATCGAACCCAACACCACGCTCCCCGATGGGGAATTCGTGGACGTGGGGGCGAACCTCGGCGTCGAACACTGCCCGGCACATGCCGAGGTAGGCCGGCGCCTGCTTTGCCCGGATGAAGCGCGGGAGTAGCGCGATCTCTGCATTCATACCTTCCTCCAGGCCTCGCGCTGCGCCTTGTTCCACCCGTCCACCCACCTCTGTTTAGAGGCAGGCGACGTGTCGTTTTTCGTATCGAACGGGTTTTGGTCGATGCCCACGCCTTTGAGGAAGGCCGCGTAACCCTGCTCGAACGGGTTGATCTTCTGGCCGTGCAGTTCTGCAGTTGCCATGTGTGTGCTCCATTCCGCGCGTGGCGGCAGAAGGTGGTTAAAGGTCGGCGGAGTACTGGGCCAGGGCCTGCTTGCGCTTAGCGATCCGTTCGGCGCTTTCCGCCAGCATTTGCTCCTGGCGGGCGATGCGAGTCCATCCAGCTTTCAGGGCTGCTTTTTTGCTTGAGAACAAGCTTGGTGACCGGTAGAGCTTCCCTGCGTCGTCTGTATAGAAGTCGGGGCCGCCGTGGGTGATATGCACTTTGGTGATCTCGTAGCTGCTGCGCAGCACCCAGGCGTAGAAAGGAAATGTTTGAGGCACGCGATATCCTCGCCCGCCGTTCACCGGCAGGCTGTAGGTGGATTAGGGTTAGGCTGTAGCGAATAAATCGATTTGCGGTACCGGGGTATCGCGGAGGGTGATTGCGTCGGTGATGCGCTGGTGTGCGATATCGAGATAGCCGAGACGGTTGCCTTTCTCGTCCAGGTCCTTTTCGATGCCGATGAACTTGCGGCCGAGCTGTATGCAGGCCACGCCAGTGGTACCGCTGCCCATGCTGTTATCCAGCACCACCTGGCCGGGATGGGTGTAGGTGTTGATCAGGAAGGTCATCCAGGCCACAGGCTTTTGCGTTGGATGGAAGCTGCCGGCCTGCTTGTCGCTGGAGAAGAACTGAACCGAGCGCGGGTACCGCTCTGTCGAGTCGTACTCATTCAAGGCCAGGGCCTTTCCGTAGCACTCGGAGTTCACCGTCTTGCGCTTAGCCGTCTTTCGCTCATGCCCCCCCGACATCTGCGGGTTGTACACGGGCTGCTTGCGGTAGAAGACCTGGGCGCTTTCGTGCGCTCGAAGTGGCTGCTTCTTGGAGTTGAGAAAGCCTGTGGCGTTGCCTTTCTCCCAGATCCACTCGTACCGGTAGAGCTTCGGGTTGCTCGCCACCAGCATGGAGGCGAACGGCTGAGCCGCGCACAAAACAATGGCGGCCTCGGGCTTGGCGACCCTCAGGTATTCACGCCATAGAGGCTCGAGCGGGATGATGGTGTCCCAGGTGCACTGGGTGCTTCCGTAAGGCAGGTCCGCCAGCACCATGTCGATACTGGCGTCCGGCAGTTGCTTCATGATGTCCAGGCAGTCGCCGAGATAGAGCTGATATTCGCTCATGGCCTCGGCCCCCTGTAGATGAGCCAGGCCATGTAGAGCAGGGGGAGGATCATGGTTGTGGCTCCTTGCCCATGGCAGCGTCGGCCAGCGCGTCGGCAGCCTTCTCGCATACATGCCAGTCATCCGAGGTGTCGCGGATGTAGGTCAGGGCCATGCGAAGCGCCTCGTTCTCGGCGATCAGGGCCTTGATGGCGGTAGGGTTGGCGGCGGCAATGAAGCGAGCGACAGGGCAGTCGCCGTCCTCCTCGAAGGTTTCGCATACTGCCTCACAGTCACGGTCGACGACCTGCTTGATTCCGCCATGCTGATACCAGGGCCCGGCTGGCGCAGCCTCGGCCAGCCGCTTCAGTTCGGTGTGGCCGGTCATGGCATCACCCGCTGGCCAAGCACCACGTCGGCGACGATTTCCCAGAGCTGGGCCGGCGACCACTGGTAGCGGTCGAAGTCCGTGTCCGGCTGGACACCGTAGGTGCAGGTCGAATGGGCGCCGTCCGGGTATTCGCCGCGCTTCGCCATGATCGTGGCGACTCGACCATCGCCGCCGGGCTCTGTGCGGTGATAATGGTATGCCCGAGTGTTGTAGTCGTTGCCGGCTTCCACGGTGATCGTGCCATCCGGTATCAGGTGGGCGCGGCCGTCTGGAGTCCACGGCCTGCCGCCACCTGGTGTGCGGGCACCCTCATGCAGATACAGCACAAAACCGCCATCGTCACAGCGCTCTAACTCATAGCAGTGATTGATCTGCTTGCCCACGATCACCCGCGAGGTGAAGTTGAAACGGTGATCATGGATGGCCGAGTACTTGAAGCATGCCCGGCGCGGCAGCTCAGGATGCCAAACGTGCAAACGCTGGCTGCCCTGCAGTTGAACCTGCACAAAGCCCAGGCCGTGCAGGGTGATTTTGTCCGTCATTACGTCATCGATGATACTCACGGGCGCACGAATCCTTGCCGCTATAGCGGCTGACTTTGAAGGGGGAGGGTTACTGGTATTTGTTGCTGATGCGCTTGGCGATGGCTTCGAGCTTTTCGGCCATGGACCACATGTCGTTGTTGTCGCGCCGGGATGTCACGGGTGCGCGATGGACGTTGCGGCCAAGCAGGATCCCGGCGGCCAGCAGGATCAGCCAGGCCTCAAGCTTTCGTCGTAGGGCGAGCTTCATGGCTGCGCCGCCGGGTGTGTCGCGTTCCAGCGCTCGAAGGCTTCTTGCGTGGTGGCTGCTTCGATCTTCTCGTCACAGGTGTAGCAGTGCGCAACGCCACTGGCCGCGCCGACGTCTCGGTGACCTTGCTTGCACGGGTTCATGCGCCAGTCGTCATCCTGTTCTGGTTCAACCGCCTCAACCACCAGGTGCTTACCGCAGGAGTGGCAGAAGTTCATGCCGTTCTCTTCCGGCCCGTCATCGTGAAATGACCAGGTAGAGCCGCAGGCGCTGTTCCAGATTCCACTTTCGCCGTCTTGGCGCCACTCACAGCCGCCACCAATGGAATCATCAATCCGCTGCTCCGCCGCCTGGCACGCCGCCTGTTCGGCCTGGCGCCGCTGCTCCAGGCTGTGGTTCTTCTCGTCGCGCTCGTTCAGCAGCAATTGCAGGGCATTTATCTTCAGCTGCTGCGTGTTCCAGGCCAGGCCCACGTTTCCGCATTCCTCGGGATCGACGTGTTGGCAGTGAGGACAACGCGCGTCGTCATAGTCGCCCGTATCAGCAATCTGGCCACCGCCACTGCACTGGAAGCTGGGGTATACACTGCCGCACCCGTGGCACTCGACCACGAACGGGCCGCCGGTGTTGTCATGAGTTACCAGGCCAAGCGCCTTGCGCTGCGCCAGGTTGTTGCAATGAGCTTCACTCATACAGCCTCCATCGATACCAGATCATGGGCATTCACAACCGCCATGCCGAGGCGTTCGGCGATGTGTGCTTCGAGGCGGGCGCCTTTCGAGGTGTGCCAGCCTGGCAGCAGGGCCACGGTGTCGCACTCCATGAGGGCGGCAATGTCGCGGCGCATGCATTCGTTCCAGCTTCCGCCGTGAGGGTTCAGCTCAGCAGGGTTGGTGACGGTGTGGCCCGCGGCGCGTAGCTGGGTGGTCATTGCGTGGAAGGCCGGGAAGTTCAGCTCGGGCATGCCGGTCATGGGTCCGCTGAGGTAAATTCGTTTCACGGGGAATCCTTGCCGGGGCATGCCCGGGCGGTGGAGTGGGGGAGTTACTGGCGGGTGGTTGTCTGTGGAGCAGGCAGCGCACTTGCCGATTCAATGAAACCGGTAGTCGCCACGTCTCCATCCATCGCTACGATGAACGCAACCTCAACCTTGGCCGAGTCCACCAGAACCTTGGCTACGTCGGCGATGGCCTTGGCGCGTTCGATCTCCATCGGCTTATCAGGGTCTTGCAAGGCTTCCAGGGTGGCAAATAGGTGGTCCCGCAGGTCAGTCATCTTGTTTTTCATTGGACACCTCACTGATTGCTCTTTTGAGTTTGCCGAGCTGGCGAATGGTTTCTTTGAGTTCGGGCGGGTAGCGGTGGATGGTGTTGCGCCGCATGTTCTCCGCTCGAGAGATCAGCTCCAGGTTCAATAGATCGATGTTGGCGGTGTTGCGGTCTTTGAAAACCACGATGTGCCCCGGAGGTACGTCTCCATGCACTTCCTCCCAGAGGATCATGTGCACGGACTTCCACCGGCGCTGTGGCGGGCCGTCATCGCGTATCTTGCGTTGGCGGATACCATCCTTGGTTATGCGCTCCGTGCCGATGGGCTGGAGCAGCATCGCGGCTTTTCCGTTCAGCGTCCCAGCCTTGAATCGCGTTTCCGCCGACCTTCCACCAGCGGTGTAGCTGATCCCTTTGTTCCAGGAGATGGCGCCCTTTTTGAACCTCGACCCGATGCCTGGATTGTTTTCCCGGCGCAGACGACAGGCATGCTCACTGGCAAGGTATGCCTCGCTACGCTTCAGCCCCATCAGGTAGGCCTTTGCATAGATGGCGCGCTCTGACTTGCCGAAAACCTTCATAAGCTCAGGCATAGGTGTATTGGGATACAGCGCGATCAATTGGCGCTCTTCCTTGCTCGACCAGTGCTTTCTTGATGGCGCTGGGGCCGCCCTGGCTCTCGCTCTCTCAAGCGCCTGCATAGCGATAGGAGACATGGAACATCCTCGCCGGTTGGCGTGATTCGAGTTTTTGTGGTTACTTCTTCGGATAGGTTTTGGTCAGCGCGCCGTTGACGGCGTGGCCGCGCTTGAGCACGACGCGAGCCAGCGCCGACCGGTCTTTCTCGCTGTGGCTGGCCTGATTGAGCAGGCCAAAGTAGCTATTGGCTGTTTCGCGAAGATCCTCGGCGGGCGCCGCGGCTGTTCGCTTCAGTGCCTGGGCCAGTGACCGTTTCCGCGTCGTGCGCCGCCAGGGCTTGATAACGTGGCCGACAAAGTCGACGCCGCGATCCACTGGCTGAAGAATTGTCTTCTTCGGGTTCAGCTTGGCACCCAGGCTGGGCAGGAAGGCTTCCACCTCTGCCAGCCAGGCGTTGAGCTGTTGCGGCGACTCGTGAAGGAACACGAAGTCATCGACGTACCGGATGTAGTGCTTGGCGCCCAGGCGGTGCTTGGCGAACTGGTCCAGGGCGTTCAGGTACACGTTCGCGAAGAACTGCGAGGACAGATTGCCGATGGGCAGGCCCAGACGTGCCGGCTGCGCGGTGAGGCGCTTGTGCTGCGGCACCCGGTTGAATAGATGGGCCGGGCTGCGTACCTCGTAGTCTTCGCGAGGGTCGTGCATCAGGATCTGTTCGGCCAGGGCCAACCACCAGGGTTCGGTGATTTTGGCGGCGAGCTGCTGGCGCAGGACCTCCTTGTCGATGGCGACGAAGAAGTTCGCCAGGTCGCACTTGAGGTAGAAGATCGGCTTGGACCAATTCTCGCTGGCGCTGCGGATCTTCGATTCAAGGCGCTGGGCGGCGTACAGCGTGCCGCGCCCTGGGATGCATGCGCAACTGTCCGCTATGAAGCTGGCGTAGAAGCGCGGGGCCACATGGTTGTACAGCAGGTGGTGGACGACGCGATCCCGAAAGGCTGCCGCCCATACTTCCCGGGCTTTCGGTCGGGTGACCACGAAACAGATGGAGCGGCCTGGCCGGTAAGTGCCGGCGATCAGGTCGTTGTGCAGCTCGATCAGGTTCCGTTCCAGGTCCATTTCGAAAGCCAGCGCACTGTCGCTGTTGCGCTTGGATCGTCGGCAGTCGTAATAGGCCTGGACCAGATCGCTGAACGGGTAGGGACCAACGTTCGAATCTGCGGACGGGGCGGACACGGAGCTCGTTGTTCTTGTCGTTGTTGTTCTGATTGCCATCATCGAAGTTCATGTTGAATGCGTTGTTGGCGGAGCGCTGCGACCTATCGTGCTATCTACGTCACCAAGCCGAAGGCAGAGCCGATCAGCAAGGCAACTGCGCGAGACCTACACGGACGCTTTAGACCGGCGGTATCTCTTGTGCGCATGGCGGTGACCCGAAGGTCAGCGGCACGACCAGATTCAATTCGCACAGACCTGAAAACCGTGGCTCTCAGGTGGCGGGCGCGGTTGGGGTGGAACGTTTCCAGGCGTTGGCCTGTTTGCCAATTGAGGTGGTGACCTCGATAGCCTTGGCATGCTGCGGCACGCTGATGAACCGGCTTTCCTTGAAAAGCCGCATCAGGAACTCGATCACCTGGACCTTCTCGACCAACGAGGTCAGGTGTGGATGCTTGTCCCGGGTCGAGTTGGCCCGGGCAATCAACATCAGCACGTCGATGCACTCATCGATCACCCGCTTGCCGAGCGACTGCTTCAGGTCGCGGGGGATATTTCGAGTCAGGTTCGTGGCCATGTGTAGCAGGCCCATCGAAACCTTGTAGATTTGCAACTCCGTATGCATCGCCATCGGCGCGCCCTCCTTGGGCCACCGGCCGCAAGCGGCCGGATTAAATAAGCAAATTAATCAATCAATTGACTGCGGACGGGGCGGACACGGAGCTCGCTGCTCTTGACGAGGCTGCCCTGATAGCCATCATCGAAGCCCATGTAGAATGCGTAGTCGGCGGAGCGCTGCGAACTCGACCAGTAGGCGCGATCCTGGAACGCCTCAGGGCCACCTTCTTGGAAGGCTTCGATGCTGGTCTGGGTTGGCGACTCATCGGTGTACAGCAGGCCGACCGGCTCGCTGTTGGGGTTGTCGCCGCTGCGGCCGTACTGCCAGTTCTCTTCGGTGGTCGGCTTGAAGTGGCGGTACTGCAGCTCCTGCGCGTCGCGGGCCGGGATCGCCCAGTCGGTGAAGCCGCCGATGTCCAGGGCCAGCACCTTCTGCGCCAGTTCGCTGCCAGCGGCGGCCATGGCCTCGGTATTGGCCCGGCTGTCGGTGAAGCTGTCGGCGCCCTCGATCTTCTCGCCGTACTTGCCCCAGGCACCGACCAGTTCATGCTCGGCGCCGGCGGTGATGTTCAGGTAGCGCTTGCCCGTGGCCGGGTCGCGGGTGACGCCGGAGAAGAAGCCGCCGCCGAACGGCTGGCCGACTTCCGGGAGGGTCACTGCTGGTACTGCTTGAGCTGCTGCGGACATGGTCTTTCCTCTTTTCGAAGGCAACAAAAAAGGCGCTGCTGCGCCCCGGTGCCGGATCAAGAACGGATGAATGAAGGATTAAATAAAGAATCTGCGGACGGGGCGGACACGGAGCTCGCTGAGCTTGTCGAGGATGTCCTGAAAGCCATCAACGAAGTACATGAAGAATGCGTAGTAGGCGGAGCGCTGCGAACTCGACCAGTACACACCCTCTGTGATCAGGCCATGCACCCAGACCTGGTACAGCTGAGCGGCTGCTGGCAGGTCGAAGTCAGCGTGCCCGTCAGCGGTGTATGCTCGAGCCGCTTCGGCTGCTGGATGGTCTCCAGCAGCGATCAGTGCATCGGTATTAGCCTTGCCATCCCACTTGCTGGTTGCGGCTGACTCTTCGCGGTACCGGCCCCACTTGAACTCTCCCAGGTCCTTGTCGCCAAGAATCAGGTAGTGCGCCGGGACATCGCCGCACGCCGCCACGAAGCCAGCGTTGATGCCGCCCTGGCCGGGCCAGTACTCGCCCAGGGCAGGGATGGTGCTGGGCGCTGCTGGCGCAACGTTCGCAACCGGCGGGAGAGAGCTTGCGAACACGGCGGCGATTGCGATCTCTGCCAGCCTTGGGCGGGCCACTTTGAAGTGGATGCCCTTGTGTTCCAGTTTCACCATTTCAGATTTCATGGATATTCCTCAGGATGGCGCCGCCCTCCGTGGACCGGATGCGCAGCGTGGGGTAGGGGTTATTCGTCGTGGCAGATGCGAAGTGCTTCGCGCTGATACGCCAAGGTCAGTTTTGCCGACACGTTTTCGGGTATCAGGTATTCGTGTCGCGGCGCCGAAAGGAATTGAGCTGATCCAGCCGGGCCCAGGCCATGCAGATGGTGAATCATCAGCGTCATGGCCTCGCCCTGTTCCTCAATACCGTTCCAGGCCATCAGGTCGGCCAGGGCCTGACGGGTGCCGGCCAGCGTGTGCAGTCGCAACTCCTCTTCGCCACGGCTCTTTCGCTTCGCCGCGGTCTTTGCTGACCGGTCTTTCTGAGCTGCAGCCATGGCAGGTCTCCGTAATTCCACTGGCCGGCAGTGCCAGCCAGGTCTGTCGTTTGCGTTGTTGGGTGCGGAAACGTCTCACGCTGCTACCTTCACCTGATGCCAGGCGCCGGCAGCGGCAAACACTTTCGCGGCCTGCGCCTCGTCCAGCGATACCGAACTTGGAATGGCAATCCAGCCGTGCGCTACCAGATGCTGCGGGTTGCAGCTGTCGCGCACCTGTGTGTAGTACTGCTCGATCGCCTCGGTGAGCTGGCTGGCGAGATACATCCCGTTTGGCGCGATCTCCAGTGACTTCAGATACTCGCTGCCGTCCTGCCTGACGCACATGCCGCTGATGTAGATCGTCCAGTTGTGGGCCACGTCGAAAATCGCATCGCACACCTGACGACTGCGGATGACTCGGCAAGTTTTCCAGTTGAACATCCACTGCCGACCGACCGGGTCGATGTTGACCACGCACACATGGTTGGTGCTGAGGATGGCGCGGCAGGAGCGTTCAATCCTGGCCTTGATGTTGTGGGGCTTTCGCTTGCTCATGAAGTCACCTGTACATCCCCGCGGATGGGGTAGTCGATTTCAAACTTCAGCAGGAGGCGGCTGAATGTTTTGTGGGTAATGCCAATCCGGCTCATAGCCTGATACCGCGAAAGGCCTATCTCCTTGAAGGCCATGATTCGCTCGGCATTCTTCTTGTCATACGCCTCTGAGGCACGCTGCGGTCGGCGGTTGTTGATCGCCGGCTGAAACTTGAAGCCGCCCTCGACAGCAAGTCGCTGAAGTGTCCGTCGGGCCAGGCCGGTCTGTAGCTCAGCCTGGATATAGGTCGCTGTTTCGGCAAGCTTGCGAACCCTATCCATCAGTTCTGACTTTTCCAGTTCCCGCTTGGCGGCACGCTCTTCGCGCTCCAGATCGCGCTGTGCCATCTTGTCGAGCCAGTTTTGTTTTGGCGGCTCCCTCTTCGGCTTGGCGGCCTTCATGCTTGGGGGCGGCTCGTGCCTTGGCGGTGGTGGCTCGAAGGTCGGCCCTTCCAGCACCTGAATAGTCCCTCCTTTGTTCAAGAAAGCTTCCTGGAGCAGAGCCAGCTTATGGCGCTGCGGGTTGAGCATCTGGATCATGCTGAGCTCGGTGCTGATCATGCCGCTTTACTCCTCAGCTTCTGCTCGTAGTCGTCCACCAGCAGCTTGAACTGCCACAGGTCTTCCTCGAGCTTTTCGATGTAGTCGTCGTCGCGTTTGAATTCCTGCCACCAGAGCTGGCGGCCAACGACCTCAAGCGCCGGGCAGTACATGCCGACGTGCCAGAACTTACGGCCAGTGATCCACATACAGCCCTGGACCTGATCCATGATGCCGCTGGCGTCGTTGTCGATGTGGAAGGCGCGCAGCTTGTCCGGAGCCAGGAAGCACTTGTATTCACTGCCGCCGTCTTCGCCGATCAAGCCGTCGGCACTGGCGCCGAACGCGCCGTCATCCGTGGTGACGAAGCCAGCACGCTGAACAATCAATCCGGTCTGGATCTCGTGCTCCATGCGCGCTTCTGGCTCCAGTTCGTGACCGCGCTTCATCTGCCAGGTTTCAAAGCCCCCATCAAGTGGCTCGCCGCTGATGCGCTCAACGGCCAGGGCGAAAGCGTAATTGAGCGCAGCCTCGGTAGGCTGGCCGACTGGCTGACCCAGCAGCGCCAGGCGCACCGACTCGGCCTTTGGCGCGGCCTTGTAGCCAGCCTCGGTCATGGCTTCCCTCTCCGCCATGCCGGCCTGTATGGCGGCGACGTACGTTGACTGCTTCTCGTCCAGGCCGCCGACGCGAGAACGGGCTACGGTGAACATGCTGGCCGTGATGCAACCTGCCCGGGCCAGGTGCCACTGAGCGCTGCCCTGCTCGCATTCGATGAGGATCATGCTGCCTCTCCTGCGGTTGGGGCTGGAGCTTCCAGCTCGGACTTTCTGGCGTTGACCGCCGACTTGAACAGCTCGTAACCAGCGACGTCTTTCGCCTTCTTGAAAGCGCTTACGCCTTCGGTCCAAGTTGACTGGAGAGTGTCCAGGGCCTTGCAAGCTTTGGCCTGTTCTATCCAGCGATCCGTCATTTCCGGATCGGTCTGTGGCACGTCCTTGATCTGGCTGAGGCCTTCGTCCGTCTCGGTGTTGAGATAGTGGATGGCTTTTTCCAGGCGCTCCGTCTTGGGCCAATACTTGTAGGCCTGCTTCACGCACGTCTTCTTGGTCATTTCTCCCGGGTCGGTTACCCATGGGCAGACCTTCGAGTTGTCCTTGACGTAGGCCTTCCAGGCCTCGGAGCGGTCACGGATGGCGATGACCTCGTTCATGCTCATGGGGTGGGTCAGGTAATCGCCATCAGCAGTCTTGACGACCACATAGACGCCAACCACCAGGCCCTTATCCGTGGAGAACGGCTTGGTTTTATGCGTCGGCGCCTGATCAACACCGTTCAGCTCGAACACATCGTTCTCGTAGACCAGCTTCGCTTGGCCCCAGCGCACGGAGCCGGTAGCCATCGCCAAGTCCATCAGACCCATGTAGGAGATATCGAGGCAGATCTTGCCCTTGCGAGGGACGAAGTAGGCCTGCTTCTTCGCCGGGTTGAGGCTCAGGCCGATGGAGGCGATGTTGGTTACCGCATCGATCACGGCTTGGCGGTTCTGCAAGGCCACCTTGAGTGTGTAGCTGTTGCCCTCCAGGATCTGGATGGCAAAGTTCGCCTCGCGGTCGAAGTTCAGGCTTGGCTCGGCTTGAACGGCCAGGAAGGCGTCACGGCACGAGTAGATATCGCCCGTAACGAGCGCCAGATCATTGGACATGACTGTTCTCCAGTTAGAGGCCGGTGCGGGCGCCGTCGCGCTTGCGAGGCCAGAAGTCGAAAGCGAATGCGGACAGGGCCATGTGCATCTGGTTTGCCAGTTCCCGGCCTGGCCGGCGCAGTTCGTCCTGCAAGTAGCACCACTGCATTTCGCCGAAGCCGTAGGCGTGCGGTGATTCGGTTTGGATGCGGTTTGCGAGGGCCTCGAAGAAGTCGGCCTGCTGCTCGGTGTTCATGCCCCAGAAGGCTTTGGCGAGCGTTTCTGCTGTGATTTGGACGGTGATGCCTTCGGCTACGACGATTTCAACTGGTGAATTTTGCATGACTGTTCTCCGCGCCACCGGGGAGGGGCGCCATGGAATTGTTAGGAGGTGACGCGATCAGCCAATGCGCTCATCAGCATCAGGAGTATCCAGAAGGTGATGGCCGAGAACGACCCGCGCCAGATCAGGATGCGCCTGGCGCGCTGATGGCCGGTCACCGCAGCACCTGGGAGAGCTGAGGAACACTGCAGGTCGTATGCCTTTCCTTCACTACGGTGTAGGCGAGAAGGGTAGAGAGGATGGCGGCGGTGAGGATCCAGGTGATGGCTTTCATGGCTGCTCATCCACTATTTCGAACTTGGCGTAGCCGGCGTCGTACAGCGCCGCGCAGTCGATGCGGGTGCTATCGCTGCCAGGGTAGGGGCAGGTGGCGACCATGGCGTCAATGGCCTTTGCCCGGGCCTCGGCCTCGGCCTTGATCTGCTCGGGCGTGCGTATGGGCAAGAACAACGCAGCGATACCTACCCCGCCGATGTCGTGTTTCTCGCCCACGTAGGCGGCCATTTCAACGCCTCTATCACTGACAAAGTGGGCGTATATCTTTACCTCTCGCCCGGCCCATCCTGGGTTGATCGGTTGCAGTCGCTCGGTTGGTCCAGACAGCTTACAGGTCATGCCAACAGGCGGTAGGCCTTCGCCAGCCCATGCGGCAGGGCGCGCAACGAACTCCTTTGTCTCTGACGAGTAGGTCTCGCAGCAAGCAAACCATTTCCGCTCACATTTCGCGCCATCGACGGGCCACCAGTACCATGTAGACCCATCCTGGCGCATCCATCCTGGCGCGCGACCATGAAGCCCGGTGTCCCAATGCGTAGCCCCTTCCGGCGCCTTACTCCAATCAATGATCATGACGAACCCTCACAGCGATGCGCCCGCCCTTGATAGCAGCGGCCAGCTTTGGAGGAAGAGATGCAACGGGCAGCTCACGTGGCAGGCCGGCACCGAGGAAGGCCAGGGACCGCTCAATCTCGGCGATCTGTTCGTCGATCAGGCTTTTTACGACCGGGGTGGACATGGCAACTCCTTGCGCCGGTCAACGATTTTGTTGAGGCGCCCGCAGTAGTGGTTGAATTCTTCGATGGTGATGCGATTGTCGAGCATCATTTCGTTGATTGTTTTCTGGATCATCACCGACCAGCTGACCGGTGTTTCTTGATCCTCAAGGGTTTCCAGTTCCTGGCCGATCAGGACATGCGGACTCATGGTCACAATGAATCGTCCTCTGCCTGGGCGATCAGGGCGTCATCTGCCAAGGGCTCAAGTAGGGCCTGTGCGATTTCGCCGATCTTGCCGAAGGGGTGGTCGCTGGGGCCTTTGAGCTCGGTGGCAGCCGTCTTGTCCACCTGACTGCGCTCGGCGGCCATGAGCAGGTACCCAAGTGCCGGCGTACCAACCTCACCATCGGCGAGCCTGCCGTTTGCGAACTCATCGATAGCCAGCGCGAGCTGCGCCTGGGTCACGCCTTGCGGCTTGCGCATACGGCGCTGGAACGAAACGTCACCGCCGAACCGAACCAGCTGCTCGACCGCGTTGTACAGCCACTCAGCCCGCGCAACCTCCCGAGGGCTCTCGCTCACCATCGGAGGCAACTGCGCGTCGTGCATGGCCTGACAAATCTTCAGTGCTGCGTTCATGCGACCTCCGGCCAGTGGCGCTCAATGCTCTCTTTTGCGTACGGCGATAGGCGCGCATAGCCGTTTACTGATCCGCACCCCGGCATGGTTCCTTCCAGCTCGACGCAGGCGCGGATGTCGCAGCGGCGCGAGCAAACCCAGCCGCCGTAATGGCAGCGATGAACCTCGCCTTTCGGCTCGGGGTGATAGGCAAGACCGGCCTTCCAAGAAGGCGATCCCCGCAACTTGAGGCCGCACCCTCGGCACACCGCTTGAGTTTCAGTACAGCTATGCATGGCGACCTCCAGTGTTTGGGGTTAGGCGAAGCGGGCGGCGAGCATGGCGTCTGCAATCGCATATGCATGCCTTGCAAAGTCACCAGGTGCCCAGGTTGAAACGTCTTCCTGGCTGTAGGCAGGGATTGTTGAAAGCGCCTTGGCCGCAAAGTAGTCGCGCATGGACATGCCAGACAGAAGCCGTTTCGTGTTTTCGACGGTTGCAGGCTGGAAGGTCTGGTGATCGAAGTCCGAGACCGGGAAAGCCGGCTCTTTACCTGCATCTACCGCATGGCACTCAAAGCAAACGCCGCCGGATTGCTCCGAGTCTTCGATAACGCTGTGGCACTTCAAGCACGACCCGAAGCGCTCTGGATCTGGTGGCTGAAAATTCATGACTCTCTCCATCTGGTTGATCCAACAAATTCCGGCTGCACACGATCCTTCCGCTGGTTGCCGTTGGGCGCGGTGTCATGTGCATGCGGGGGAATTGGGTTGCAGGTGGCCGGCACTGCCCGGCACGTATCAGGCCTTGCCGCTCGTACCTGAGCAGCACCGCGATTCACCTGCGATGAAAAGCAATAAATGGATCAATGAATAGGCAATCTGCGGACGGGGCGGACACGGAGCTCGTAGTTCTTGCCGTAGAGGCCCTGACCGCCAGCATCGAAGTGCATGGTGAATGCGTGGTAGGCGGAGCGCTGCGAGCTGCTCCAGTGCCACTCCTTCTCGAACAGCTCCGGCACGTTCGCCATGCACAGGGCCAGCTCGTCGATGGCTGGCAGGTAGAGGTCTTTGTGATTCTCGACAGTGAGGCCGTCGCACCACTGGGCGGCCGGGTGGTTCTGGCCGGAGCCTTCAACCAGGTGCAGCGTGTTCGCCAGGCCATCCCGGCGGCTGGCCGCTTCTGGCTCATCGACTTCGTAGCCGCCAAACGCCAGCTTCTTGCCCTTGACCGATTCGTGAGTAGGGACGATCAGCCAGTAGTCTGGAGTGCCGTTCTCGCCGCGCATCAGGCCGGCATTCACGCCGCCTTGGTCGGGCCAGTATTCGCCGATGGCCGGGGCCGAGATTGCGAACGTTGCAGGCTGAGCGCTCATCGACAAGGTCGCCAGTTTCAGCACCATCAATTCATCAGGACTGCTGATCATCAGGTCGCCACGGGTGTAGGTGGTCAGTTGAGTTGCTTGCATGGGGTTGTTCCTTGTCGGGGATGTTCTGTTGATTTCCCGTCTGGCCCTGTCGCCAAGGCCAGCCAGTGAAATCTTCATGCCGCGAAAAGCTCTTGCTGCGCTGGCTGTGGGGCGCAGCGTTGGAGGCCGGCACGAATGGCCGACTCCAGTAGGTCGGCATCCTGCTGAAGCTCGGGGCAGCCCTCCGGAACCATCGATACAGCACTGCGAATCTTGGCGACCTCACGCTGCAGGGTGGGGATCACGATGCTGCGCATGTTGCCGATCGTGCTGATGTCGTGGCTGCATTCCCGGCAGAGCCGGATGTAGTCGAGCATGTACTTGGGCATGTGCTCCTCCTCCTATCGAGACACTGCGCGGATGGTGGACAGCGGAACCTTGGCGTCGATCATCCGCGAAAGGCTGTAAGGCACCGTGCTGCCGTTCTGCTTTGCCAACCGACATTGCCTGCGGCACTCCTTGTCGGCTGCCTCCTGATTGTTTGCACATCCGAATTTCTGCATTTCCGTGTCTCCGGTTGTTTTCCCAATGCACCCGGTCGCCCAGGTGCATCAGTGAAAATTTCCGTTCTCCACCACGCGCATCGCCCGATTCGTATCTCTAACCTGCGTCACACATTTCGTGTCCGGTGTTCTTCGCAGATCGGCTTGCGTGGTTTCGCGTACTCACATCTGGTGAGCACGGCCAGTTCCAGAGCTGGCATGGCATCGACTATTTGTTGCTCGCACTTACCGGATGAATCCCGGGGTAGTCGATGGCGAGGATCCTGAGCTGTTAAAGAGCGGCGGGTCTGTTGAGGCCCTGGCGCCTTCTTGCGTTGGCGTTGAGGTGAATATAGGAGTTCCCATATTTACTGTCAATGGGTATTCCCATATTTTTTATCGAGACATGAAAAAGCCCGCTCAGTGGCGGGCAGATAGCAGGGCGAATTGAGTGTTTAGGTGTCAGGCATCCGGCGTTTCAAGCTTGGGCGACGGGCGGAGCCAGCGGCCCAGTGCAGCGCCCATAAGGCCGAAGGTGGCTCCGGCGAATAACTTGCTGATCAGGATGATCGCGATCATGTGAATCCCCGGCATGAGCAAGATCAGGGCGACATAGGCAAGCGCTCCAATTGCGGCGCCCTTCCATAGATGCTTGAACAGGAAACCAAGCCAGGCGCAAAGCACCATGGCGATCGGGTCGAGCAACGAGGCCAGGTAATGCGCCAGAAAAGCAATCATGGGATAGCTCCTTACATCTGCCCGCCGCGCCAGATGACACGGCCCAGGATGGGCATTTCATGCAGCGCGCTTTCGGACAGCATCTCGTCCGGGTACTTGGCTTTGTCCGCGTTGTCGCTGCGAATCATCCATGCACCGGACATTTGCTGAATCATACGCTTTATGCTGATGCCACCATCAGGGCGCCGGATGACGTAGGCCTGGCGGTCCCTAGGCTCAACCGAAGAGCTGTCGAACATCACCACGTCACCGTCAAACACATAGGGCTCCATGCTATCGCCCTCGGCATAGATGATGCGCAGGTTTTCCGGCTTCGCCTTCATGCGGGCCAACCAGTCGCGTTTGAACGCCAGGCCTTCAGATACCTCGACATGGTCATTGAGGTATCCAACACCACAAGCGCCGCGGGCTTTGAACTGAGGGATCACTGCGTAATCTGCTTCGCTCGGGGAGCCGTTCGCATCGCGGCTTGAATCCAGCATGCTGCCTTCGTTCTTCTCAAGCCATATGGCAGATACGCCACAGGCCTGAGCAATGCTTGTGTTGTATGAGGAGCTTTGCGACTTCCCGCGCTCAAGGTCGGAGATCGACGTCTGATCGATGCCCACAATTTTACCGAGCTCGCCCTGGGTGAGCTTGGCATGCTTTCTGGCTGCTTTGATTCGGTCTTTATATTCCATCCCGAAATTATTACGGGTTCTCCCATGCCCTTGCAAAAGGGTATTCCCATGATCTAGGATATGGGTATTCCCGTATGGAGGGGTATCATGAACACTATCTATAAAGACCTCGTCGCCCATTTTGGGACTCAAGAGGTCGCCGCCGAGAAGCTGAAGGTTGACCAGAGCACTGTCTCTGGCTGGGTTCGTGGAAAGCATGGGATGTCTCCTGTCATCGCCAAGCGCGCTGAGCTGCTGACCGATGGAAAGTTCAAGAAGGAGTCGCTTTGCCCGACCTTCCCTTGGGCTGAGATGGCGGCCTGATCATGGCGACCAATCAATTAAGCCAGGACCAGACTGTAAGGGCCCGCAAGAATTATCACTTCATCGTGCAGAAGCTTGCATCGATGGGGAATGCGCCCGTTGCGGTTGCAGTGGGTTGCGATGAGGCAACGATCAGTCGAATGAAGCCAGAGAAGTTCGAGCAGTTCGCTCAGATCCTGGCTGTCCTCGACTTGAAGATCGTTCCGAATGAAATGCGCTGCTTCAACGAGCGCGATATCGAGATGCTGATCCATGCATCGAAACGCTGGATGGAGCATATCCACGGCGTCGATCAGCTCCAGGAAGAATAACCATGCCCAGCCGATCGGCGCATCCAGCGGAAAGCGTGAACAAGGTCATGGACCGGGTTTTGTTGACCCTGGGCGAGTCAGGTCCGGTGCTGGCAGGAACAAAAGAATTTCACATGCAGGAAGCGATGCAGGCGGCGGTATTGATCCGCAGCCAGTACAGCGACGTAGCCAAGAAAAAAGCCCGCAAAGACTGCGTGAGTCATTTGCGGGCTTCTTTGTCTCGTCCGGCGGCAACCGGGTCGAGTGATATCAATAACGCTCACCGTGGAGCATAACCCATGCATTATTTTAAGCGCAACATCGGTGATTACCACAAGAAAGCAGGTCGGCTAACCATGACCGAGCACGGTGCGTACACGCTCTTGCTTGATGCGTGCTACGACCGTGAACGCTTCCCAACCATGGAGGAAGCTATCGACTGGTGCTGGGCACGATCCCAAGAAGAAATAGCAGCGGTGACCTTTGTTCTAAGCAAATTCTTCGATTTGGTTGACGGTCGCTACGTCCAGGCGCGTATCCAGGATGAGATAAACGCCTATCACGCTATGGCACTGAAAAATAAGGAAATTGCAGAAGCGCGAGAAGAAGCCAAGCGCACGAAGCGTGCTCAGGAGGACACGAAGCGTGCACCAGACGTACACGAACCGGCACCTAACCAAGAACCACTAACCACTAACCAAGAACCAGAAGATCAAGATCAAAAGATTTGCGCCGCTACCGCTGCGCCAGCTCAGGTCGAAGATCCCAAGGCCAGCCACGACCCTGATCAACCCAAGGCCAGCAAGGGCACCCGCTTAGCCAAGGAATGGATGCTCCCTGAGGTGTGGCGCACCTGGGCTTTGGAAAACCGTCCAGAGCTTGGTGCCGCTGGAATCGACCTCGAAGCCGACAAGTTCCGCGACCACTGGCACGCCGCAACGGGCGCCAAGGCCACCAAGGCCGACTGGCTGGCCACATGGCGCAACTGGGTCCGCAACGCCAATGCCCCCCGCAACGTCCACGCATTCCCGCCGAAGTCCGCCTTCACGAACCTTCCGCAAGTGAATGCCGCCGAGCTCCGTGCACGTGCTGCCGAGAACGAACGCCTTGGGGTGCGCCGTGCGAATTTCTAAGTTCGGCCTGGTGCCGCGGGTGAAGACTCGCAACGACCACTGTGAAGGCCATGGCGAGTACGAGCGACGTCTCGTTGAGGCATTCGATGGGACAAGCAAGGTGATTGGCTGCCCCAACTGCTACTGGGAGGGCATTCACACCTCAGACGAGAAATCACAGACCCATGCTGACGCTGTCGCCCTCAAGCGCTGGGAGGCGACCAACACCGCCCTGTTCGCCACCGGGATATCGCAGCGCTTCCGTGCTTGCTCGCTGGATAACTACCGGACCGATATCCAGGGCCAGGCTGTGGCGCTGGAGCTTTGCCGGGCATACGTGGACCAGTTCGAAGAGAACTTCTCCGCTGGCCGGTGCCTGCTCATGCTTGGGAATTTCGGCAACGGCAAGACACACCTCGGCTGCGCAATCCTCAAGGCTGTCGTTACCCGGTTCGGTGCCCACGGGCTTTACGCCCCGGCGCCGGACATCATCAGTGCGATCAAAGCCACGTTCAACAAGGGCTCTGATGACACTGAGCAGAACATCATGGCCGAGCTGTCGAGCGTGGATTTGCTCCTAATCGACGAATTGGGAGCCCAGGGCGGAACTGAGTTCGAGCGAAACTCGCTGCACACGATCATCGACATGCGCTATCGCAAGATGCTGCCGACGATCATCACCTCAAACCTGCCATCGGCAGAGCTGTCCACATACATCGGCGACCGGGCGCTGGATCGGCTGCGTGAAAACGGTGGTCACGCTATCGCCTTCGACTGGGAATCCAGCCGCGGGGGTGACCAATGAGCCGCGAGCTTTTCAGCCTTGAAGCTGAGCATGGCGTCCTTGGCGCGATCATGGTGGATCCTTCTCTGTTCGACGAGATCACCAACAAGGTCCAAACCTCCGACTTCTACAGCCTGGACAATGCAGCGCTGTACCAGGCAATCATCGAATGCCAGGCCAATGGCGACCCAATCGACGCGGTAACCGTGGGCTTGTCGCGGCCAGCCCTGCCCAGCGGTGAGAGCACGCTGGCCTTTGCTGGCGAGATCGCAAAGAACGTCCCCAGCGCCGCCAACTGGAAAGCATACGCCCGCCACGTGATGGAGCGCGCAGTGCTTCGCAGGCTGATTGATGCGGCGGCTACCGTGAGCGATATGGCCTTCGAAGAGGCGCCGCTGTCCGATGTGATTGCTCGAGCCCAGCAGGCCATGGCCGATCTGCGTGACTTGGATGATGGGGAATCGGATTACAAGCGCCTGGACGATGTCATCAGCAAGAATATCGATGTCCTGGACGACAAATACAATCGCCGCGTTCCCGCCGGCATTCAGACCGGGCTCGTCGACCTGGACAGAATGATCAAAGTCCTGAAGCGCAAGACTGTCACGGTAATCGGCGGCCTTCCAGGTAGCGGTAAAACCACCCTCGGCATGCAGATATGCCAGCACGTGGCGCTAAATGACATCGGGCCGGCCCTGGTGTTCAGCCTGGAAATGCCAGAGGAAGAACTGGGAAACCGGATGCTCGCCTCGGTGGGCGGTATCGACTTTGGCCGCATCGACATCGGCACCACGATGGAAGATGAGGACTGGCCACGCCTGACCTCTGCCGTCAACAAGATCAACGGCAAACCGCTGTTCGTCAGTGACGCATCAGGCCAGACCCTCTCGAAGATCCGCAGCACCGCCCGCATGGTCCAGAAAAAGCACGGTCTGGCCATCCTGGCCATCGACTACATCGGCCTGATTAAGTCGGAAGAACGGTCGCAGAACCGCACCGCCGAGCTTTCGAAGATTTCCACCGGCATCGTCAATCTGGCGAAAGAGCTCAACGTCCCCATCGTTCTGCTGGCCCAGCTCAACCGTGAATCCACCAAGCGCCCAGGCAAGAAGCCGATCGCCAGCGACCTGAAGGATTGCGGCCAGATCGAAGCGGACGCCCACATGATTCTTCTGGTGCACCGCGATACCGACACCGAGGAAGGCCAGAACGGCGTCACGGAAATCATCATGCCCAAATGCCGACATGCGCAGGTCAGTAGCTGCCTCGTCCAGCAGCAGGGGAAATTTTTACGGTTCGTCAACTTCGCCGGGGCTCGAGAAATCAGCCAGGAAGAAGTTGAGATGGGCCGTGGTTTTGGAATGAAGAAAGGAGAGCGGTTCTGATGAAACGAGCATCCCCAGTACAGCTACGCCAAGCCCTTGATGCAGCGGACGGTCTCGCAAAGGCCGGCGTTCGTTTCGTGTGCGTTCCAGTGATCGACGAGGCGGACGCCATGAACCTTGCCGGCCAGGCTGCCCAGCGGTTGGAGCGGTTGATGTATGTCGATAAAGCGCAGGAGAAGCGGATATGAGCGAACGTATTGAGCTGGTGGCGCCCGGTGACGGCTCAAGTCTCGGAGATCGCGTCAAGTATGCTCGCGAATGCGCCGACCTTACCCAAAAGGCCCTTTCGGAGCGTGTTGGCATTACTCAGCCAGCGATAGGTGACATTGAGCGAGGCACCGCATTACGAACTGCATATCTTCCTGAGATCGCCAGGGCGTGCACTGTTGATATCCATTGGCTGGCGTTCGGAGAGGGAGTGACGCCTAACTGGATGGAAATGCGTGAACAAGAGATGCGCCACGGCGCCGAAAAATGGGAGTCGCTCTATCGCAACGAGCATTCAAACTGCACTCGACTGCTCGACACGATTTCGGGGATGAGGGCCGAGAACGAGGCCCTGCGCAAAGAACTCGACTCCCGCCACCCATTCAAGTTCGCGCAGGAATCGCCAGCAATCGACTTCACCGGCTGCGTGATATGCGGCGTCTTCACAGACCACGGCGGCCTTCCGTGTCCAAAAATGTCGCCGGCGGCCATGGCTCTCTCAATGGAAAACCAGCGCATCACGCCTGTGGAGCCGCCGCTCGCTGCCCATCCGCTCGCCGCCGCCATTGGCAAGAGAGATCAGTCATGACCACTCAAACCCAAACCACAATCGCACTGGTCATGATAGCTCTCGCCATCGGTATGTTCTGGGCTTTGGCGGTTCAGGAGGTGGTCCATGGCTGAGCTCGCACTGATCCGCACCGCCCAAGGCCTGGTGCCAGCCACCGAGGCGGACCGCGAAGTAACCCAGAAATGGAAGCTAGGCCAGGTAGTCCACGGAAAATTCACCCGCATGCGCAACGCCAAGTTCCACGGCAAGTTCTTCTCCATGCTGGATCTGGCCTGGGAGTACTGGGAGCCGGTCGGTGGGCTGATCCCTCGACAGGAAATGCGCGGCATCCAGGGGCTGGCGAAGTTCTTCGAGGAAGCCAGCGGCAAGCCTGGGCAGCTCTCTGGCGCCGTAGCCGCCTACATCACTCAGCTGGAAGTCGACCGGGCCGAGCGCTTTCCAGCCGTAGATAAGAGCCGTGAGGCGTTCCGCGACTGGATCACCATCGAGGCCGGCCATTACCACCTGGTGCAAACCCCCGACGGCATCCGCAAGGAACGCAAGTCGATCAGTTGGGCGAGTATGGACGACACCCAGTTCGAGCCGCTGTATCGCGACGTGTTCAGCGCCTGCTGGCGTCTGGTGCTGTCGGCTCACTTCGACAATGAAGGGGCGGCCATGGCGGCGGCGGACATGATCGGGAGCTACGCATGAAGCGCACCCTACTACAGCGCAAAACTCCGCTCAAGTCCGCCGGCCCTCGCCGCAAGCGCTGCCCGGAATGCCGCGTGATGTACGCCCCAGTCCGAGAATCGCAAGCTGTGTGCGGCGAGATCGCCTGCGCCATTGCTCACGCGCAGTCGGAGAAAGGCCAAGAAACCGCCCGAAAGTCCCTGGCCCAGGTCGAGCGCCGCGAGATCAAGGTACGCAAGGAGGCCCTAAAGAGTCGCTCCGACCACATGAAGGACGCAGAGAAAGCCGTACGCGACTACCGCCGCACTTACGAGCTGAGCATCGGCAGCGGGTGCATCAGTTGTGGCGAATCGCAGGAATCCATCCTGGCTGCGCAGGGCTGGAAGACTGGTGGGGCATTCGACGCAGGTCATTTCCTCGGCAAGGGGGCCCGTCCCGAGCTGCGGCTGGTGCCGAACAACATCTGGTTGCAGTGCAAAAGCTGCAATGCCGGATCGTCCAAGTACGCCCGAAAGGGCCAGACGGTTTCGCAAAGCTTCCGCGCTGGCCTGATCGTCCGGATCGGCCTGGAGGCGGTCGAGGCTCTCGAAGCTGACCATGAGCCGCGCAAGTACACCGTGGAAGAACTGAAGGCAATAACCGCCGAATACCGGGCCAAGACCCGCGAACTGAAGAAGAGGCACGCAGCATGAAAATCAACTCAGCGCGCCAGGCTTGGCATGACTGCAATTACAACCCAGCCCCGGGCCAGACCTCCGACGTGGTGCAGCTCGGCGTGGTGGTGCAGAACACGGAACGAGGGCCAACGGCCAACCATGCCGTCCATGGCGCCCTGGCGGGACACATCCAGTCGGCAATCGCTCGGCTCCACCCGCAGATCCGCGTGTTTGGGGATTACATGTACGCCGCCACCCAGTGCGACGACATCCGGGAGGCGGCAGAGGAGGTGTTGTTCCTGCTGGTGCAGAACCGGTCACCACGGATGACCGCGGCCAAGCGCGAGAAGCTGGAGTATGTGGTGAAAGGAGTGCTGCGCCGGTACCGCCACATGCACCAGGGCGGCCAGTCGGCCAACGAAGACCCGCTCGCCAACCCCGAGAAGTTCCGGGCCTGGATGTGGCAGGTCTACGAAGTGCGCCTGGAATCGTGCAACTGGGAGCGCGATTGGGGCGGTGTGCTGCAGTTGATCTTCGAGTGCTGCGAGGATCTGGACCGGCGGGCACTGAGCCCGATTGCCGCAGTAATTTACGAAATGCGCGAGGCCGCTTGAGGGCCTATTGCGTTCCCGTTCGGCTCATGGCATGATTTCGCCACTGTTAGAGTTTTGCCTTCGGCAACTTACTCAAATTTCCATAGAAACCCGGCCCTTGCGCCGGGTTTTTTATTGGGCGCAGTTTGCCTGTAGCCAGGACAGCCTTCGGGAAGACCTGGACGCCGATTAGCCGGACAGTGCGGCGCACGAGAAAAACACCGGCAGCCCGGGCACCCTGACCTCACCATCTGCTTCAGGGTGGCGCGAGACTTGAGCGGCGAGATCGATGCAATAGGGCGTCGACGTTGCAAAGGCCTTCGGCAGACAGCGGGAAAGACTGCGCACCTATTCAGGATTCACGACGCTCTCAACAGCGCGTGAGAAATACCGCTATTGCGGCAAACCTGTTCTGGCGATGGCGACTCTAGGTCCTTTGGCAGTTTCAATTTAAGGCCAGCCAAGAGCAAGGACCACGCGTCAGTATTGTCGTTGTAATTAGCTTGAAGCGTCTTCAACTCGCCGCAATGAATGTAGAAGACTTCGTACCTGGTATACGACGCAGGCGAGACAAGGAGGCGCTTGCCGAGAGCTGCTAGGGCGTTTTCCAGGGCCTCCATCTTGGAGGTGTGAAGGAAGTCCACCAGGCGATCGCCTTGGGCCTGATGAACATCCAGCAACCGGCACAGATCAGCCTTGCGCATATTCCGCTCCACCATGGCGTTCCAGAGCGCGATCTTCGCCACGGTCACGGCTGGCAATTGAACGACATGTTCGCCTTCCTGGGGCTCGGAGGCGGAAGGAATAGCTCGGCGCTGATCGACATACAGCGACAGGGTTGTATCTATAGCGTCCATGGCTTCGCGGATCGCGTGCTCGACGTCATCGCCAAAGCTGTTCAGTTCGGGCAAGTCCCGGCAGAAGACGGCCACGCCGGTTTCGTCCTGTTCAAATCGAATTGCAAAGTCGTACATGGTCTCTCCCTGGAGGTGATCGTTCAGGATTCAGAATGGCGAAGGGGGCCCTTAGAGCCCCAGTTGTTTAATGATCGCCTTGCGGGTCGGTTCCGGCATTTCCTTGGATCCGTGGTCCGCGAAGGTTGTCCTGTTGCCGTTTGGGGCGGTGACTTTGAAGTGGCTTCCTTTGCCTGCTTCGAAGGTCACCCCTTGGGCCTTCAACCATCGTCTGAACTCGCTGAACTTCATCACCTCGCCTCGTTGTTTGGATGAGTCCATTCTACAACACTTATGTGTTAATACAACACTTGTGTGTTATTTATTTTCGGGTAATGCCCGGGCCGACGTAGGCCATTTTTCTTCAATCATGCACAGTCGGAGTCGAAGGCATGGAGTTTCTACAGCGCCTGTTCGATAAGCTCGACTGGGCCTTTGCCGGACTGCTCGGCGCAATCGCCGCCAGCTTCTGGCACCGCGATGACCTGGTAGACCGAAAGGCCTGGTCCATCTTCATTTTCTCGGGTGCAGTCTGCGCCCATTACCTGACGGGCCTGATCAGTTCCTACTTCGGAGTGGTCGAGCCGCGCAGCGTGGCCGGCGTGGGCTTCCTTCTGGGGACCTTTGGCGGATCGCTTATCGCCGCCATCACCCGGGCCATCAAAGCCGCTGACCTCTGGGCGTTCATCCGCCAGCGGTTCGGGGGAGGCAATCCACCATGAATCTTGAACTGATCAACTCCATCGCCTGCGGCATGATCGCCTTGTGGGCGTTCTGGTGCGTGGTGAGCGGGAAGGTGAGGGACGGCATCCTCGGGAAGCTGATCTACTCGACGATCGCCATCAGCGCCTACGTGGTTACCACTCGGCATGACAGTTTCCTGTTCGGCCCGACTACTGCCGGACTGACCCTGCACATCGCGCTAGCCCTGGCCGGCATCCGCCATCTGTTCATGGTCACGTACTGGCAGCGGGTGAAGGGCTGGATCTGCCGCCACCTGAACTGTGAGCACTGCATGGGCTGCGATAAGAAGCCCTGAAATTTATTCCTGGAGCCAAATGAACCGGGCATGAACTGTCTGGAGTGCTATTGTTTAGCCATTAACTGCTGGAGAGAGATAATGGCTGCAGGATTCATGTTGAGAGACTGCAAGGACTTTATTATCACCAATCCATACGTGGAGGGCTGGGATGTTGGCATTGATGTTGCCGACTCCGAAGGTGTAAAGGTCATTAATGGCACTTTGGAAACGCGTGTCGGCGTAAAGGGTGAGCGGGTCAAGCAAATCGAGATAAAAAATGTGTTCCATGACGAAAGAGCCTGGATCTTTCGGCTAGCACCTCTTGCATTTATGGTGCGGAGGGCTTTGTATGGCGATGTTTGAATTCAAAGACTCCGAAGACATTAAAGCATCCGGCTGCACGACAACGTCTGACTCACTCATCAAGGGGGAGCGGCTGAAGCGAGTAGAGGCGGAAGATTGTCATGCAGGGGTGGGAAGCGCCCCTAATGTGGCCGCGGAGTCGAGTTCATGGGTAAAAATTCGTAGCTGGGTTTTCGAAAACAGCATCAAGGCAATTTTTGCTGTACTCGGCTCCGTGATAGGTGCAGCGGCTATCGCATATTTTAACTTGAAAAAATAGACCAACTAGGTTCAAAAAACCTCGCCAAAGTGCGAGGTTTTTTTTGCTGTCAGTCACGTTCGGGAAAATCAAAGGGGCAGCATGAAAAGACCATTGCCCCCAGCGTCTGTGCTGGAGCAATCCCACCTGACCACTTTCGGCATCCGCCTTTCCCCAGCGCCCGAAGTGTGGGAATGGCTCCAGGCCGAGATCCTTGCCGACACCGGCAGCATTCACAACGAAGACCACGCCCACCTACTGGATGCAGACATCCGGGTGATGTGGGCGTCGTCGAGCTTCAACAAGCAGGGTCGCACAGTCCTGGGCCAGGCCGAGCAGGTGGCATTTCGCGCTGGTGGCTGGCAGAAGGCCCGGATGGAGCAACAGATGCGTGATTGGTTCGGCGATGTGCCGAGCTTCATCATCACCCTGGCTGCCGACTACTGCGCCCAGTGCAGCGACACCGACTTCTGTGCCCTGGTAGAGCATGAGCTGTACCACATCGCCCAAGCGCGTGATGGGTACGGCCAGCCCAAGTTCACCCAGGAAGGCCTGCCCAAGCTTGAGATGCGCGGACACGACGTCGAAGAGTTCGTCGGTGTGGTCCGCCGGTATGGTGCGAGCCTCGACGTTCAAGCGCTGGTGGATGCTGCAAACAGTCCTGCCGAGGTGGGGAAATTGAACATTGCGAGGGCCTGCGGAACCTGTCTGCTCAGATTGGCCTGACCCCTGACAGACCAAAGACGGAATTTAACCTATGGCAGTCCTGAACAATGAGGTGAAAGGCTTCATCGTTCAGGCCTTGGCGTGCTTCGACACCCCGTCTCAGGTTGCCGCAGCCGTCCGAGAGGAATTTGGCCTTGAGGTGACCCGCCAGCAATGCGAGGCCCAAGACCCGACCAAGCGTGCAGGGAGAGACCTAGCGAAGAAGTGGGTGACCCTCTTCCACGACACCCGTAAGCGTTTCCGCGAAGAGACGGCAGAGATCCCGATCGCCAACCGGGCCTTCCGGCTTCGCGCCATGAATCGTTTCGTGGAGAAGGCAGAGTCGATGAAGAACATCGGGCTTGCCATGCAGATCCTGGAGCAGGCAGCGAAAGAGACGGGCGACATGTTCGTCAACCGCTCCCGCAAGGAAGAGCCAGGCGACGAACCAGTGATCCCGACCCGCATCCAGGTCGATGTCGTGGATGCGAGGAAGCCGAATGCCGAGCCTTAACGTTCCCCAGGCTCAATTCCTCACGCTGCCCCACAAGTTTCGCGCGTTCGTGGCCGGGTTCGGCTCGGGCAAGACCTGGGTGGGCTGCTCGGCGCTGAGCAAACACTTCATGGAGTGGCCTGGCGTCAACGCTGGGTACTTCGCACCGACTTACCCGCAGATCCGGGACATCTTCTATCCAACTATGGATGAGGTGGCCTATGACTGGGGGCTGAAGACAAAGATCAACCAGGCGAACCATGAGGTTCACATTTACAGCGGCCGGCAGTGCCGCGGCACTGTGATCTGCCGGTCGATGGAGAAGCCGCAGACCATTGTGGGCTTCAAGATCGGCCACGCCCTGGTGGATGAGCTGGACGTGCTGACGGCCGTCAAGGCGCAGCAAGCCTGGCGCAAGATCATCGCCCGGATGCGCTACAACCTGCCCGGGCTGAAGAACGGGGTGGACGTCACCACGACGCCGGAAGGCTTCAAGTTCGTCTTCCAGCAGTTCGTGAAACAGTTGCGCGACAAGCCGTCGCTGAAGGAAATGTATGGCCTGGTCCAGGCGAGCACGTTCGACAACGAGCTGAACCTGCCGGACGACTACATCGAATCGCTGATGGAGTCCTATCCGCCTCAGCTGATCCTGGCGTACCTGAAAGGCCAGTTCGTCAACCTGACGTCCGGCACCATCTACACGGCGTACGACCGCAAGCTGAACCAGTGCTTCGACACCGTGCAGCCAGGCGAGCCCCTGTTCATCGGGATGGACTTCAACGTCGGAAAGATGGCGGCGATCACGCACGTCAAGCGCGAGCAGGGGCTGCCCAGAGCCGTGGATGAGTTGATTGATGGCTACGACACGCCCGACATGATCCGCCGCATCAAAGAGCGGTATTGGCAGCACGACGGCAACGACTTCAAGAAGACTTGCGAGATCAGAATTTACCCTGATGCCTCGGGTGATTCACGCAAGTCTGTGAATGCCAGCATCACCGACCTGGCCATGCTCAAACAGGCTGGGTTCGCAGTCTTTGCTCCAGCGGCAAACCCGCCGGTGAAGGATCGAATAAACGCAATGAACGCCGTCTTCTGCAATGCGCAGGGCGAGCGCCGCTACCTGGTCAATCCATTCACCTGCCCAACCTACGCCGATGGTCTGGAGCAGCAGGTGTGGGGCGCGAACGGGGAGCCAGACAAAACGGCCGGCATCGATCACGCGAACGACGCCGGCGGTTACTTCATCCACCGCGAGTACCCGATCATCAAACCGGTCACCGCTATCAAAATGGGATACGCCCGATGAGCAACGACGTCTCCTTCAAACGGGCGGAATACACGGCAGTGCTGGACCGCTGGGCGACCGTACGCGACGTCTGCGCGGGCCAGCACCGGGTTGTCGATCGGCTGCCGTACATCAACACACACGACAAGTCGCCTGAGAACGAAGATCGGAACCGGGCTTACCGCGAGCGGGCGGTGTTCAAGAACGCCACCGGGCACACCCGCAACGGGCTGCTGGGCCTGGCCTTCCATAAAGACCCGACGCTCACGGTGCCGAAGAAGCTGGAATACCTGCAGGACAATGCCAACGGCTCCGGGGTGAGTATTTACCAGCACTCCCAAGGCACGCTGGAGAAGGTACTTGAGGCTGGCCGCCACGGTCTATACGTCGACTATCACCAAGACGATGGTATCGGTGGGCACTCAGTGATCCTGTCCTATTGTGCTGAAGACATCATCAACTGGCGCACGGGTTTGGTGAACGGTCACAGTGTGCTTACCCTGGTGGTGTTGCGCGAGTCACCGGAGATCCCCGACGGTTTCGGCTTCAAGACAGTTGAGCAATACCGGGAACTGGCGCTGGAGGATGACGGTTTTGTCTGCCGTGTCTGGCGCCGGTCCGGGCCGAAAGGTGGCGGGCCACTGGCAGTCACCGACGAGTTCAAGCCCGAAGGCGTAACCGGTCGCCTCAAGGAGATCCCGTTCACCTTCGTCGGCGCGCAGAACAACGACCCAAGCATCGACGAGTCGCCGCTGTACGACATCGCCATGATCAACCTGGGCCATTACCGGAACAGCGCTGACTACGAAGACAGCGTGTTCTGGTGCGGCCAGGCTCAGCCGTGGATCTCTGGCTTGGATGAGCAGTGGCGCGACTGGATGGAGAAGAACGGTGTCTATGTTGGCTCCAGGGCGCCAATGATGCTGCCGGCCGGCGGCCAGTTCGGCTACGCGCAGTCATTGCCGAACACCCTGGTCAAGGAGGCCATGGCCGACAAGAACCAGATGATGATTGAGCTGGGTGCTCGGATGGTTGTGGCTTCACTTGCCGCCAAGACCGCGACCGAATCACGCGGCGATCAGTCTGCATCAACTTCTGTTTTGGCCGGCTGCGTGGCAAACGTCAGTGAGGCCTACACGCGGGCGATTATGTGGTGCTGCGCCTACATGGGTATCGCCGACAAGAAAGTCGCTTACCAGGTGAATCAGGAGTTCGTCGAGCTGACGGCTGATCCGCAGATGATCACGGCCTTGGTTGGCTTGTGGCAGCAAGGCGGCTTTGCCAAGGCGGACCTTCGGGCCTATCTGCGCAAGCTGGGCCTGATCGCGCCAGAGCGTACTGACCAGCAGATCGACGGCGAACTGCAAGAACAGTCAGATGGCCTGGGCCTGGACGACGAGGACAAACCAAATGGCGGCAACCCAAGCAATTCTTGACGCCACGATCCGGCACGCGGTCTTCCTCGAAAAGCTCAAGGCGGGGGAGGTGGGCAAGTTTGCTCCCTTCCTCAAGGAGATTGACCGCTCGATCCGTGACCGGCTCACCCAGTCAGACCTGATCGAATACAGCACCAAGCGCCTGGAAGCGCTGCTGAAAGAAGTGGATAGCCTGCTGCTGGGGATCTTCGATCGCTACAGTGCGCTACTGAACCTCGACTTAGTGGACATCGCCAGCTACGAGGCCGAGTTTGAGGCGACCAGTCTCGCCAGGTCGGCGCCCGTTGGTGTGTCGCTGGATGTGGTCGCGCCGACGGCTGCTGCAATCAGGACCGCGGTGCTGACCAATCCACTCAGCGTCCGCGGCACCGCTGGCGGGAAGCTGCTGAAGTCCTTTATCAAGGGCTGGACCACGGCCGAGCGGGAGCGTGTCACTGGCACGATCCGGCAGGGCTTTTTCGAAGGACAGACGAACTTCCAGATCATCCGCAATATTCGCGGGACCAAGGCGGCCAGCTACAAGGACGGCGTCCTGGCGACAATCAACCGTAACGCAAGCACTGTCGTGCACACGGCGATTCAGCATGTGTCGTCTCAGGCGCGCATGGAGGTAGCCAAGGCCAACACAGACATCGTGTCCGAGGTCCAGATGGTTGCCACGCTGGACAGCAAGACCAGCCAACAATGTCGATCGATGGACAAGCGAAGGTTCCCAGTTGATTCAGGCCCAAGGCCACCGTTTCACCCGAATTGCCGCACCACGTTCATCCTGTTGACCAGGCTTAGCGAGCTGTTCGCCAAGGATGCTACGCGGGCTTCGGTTGGTGCCAGCGGTGGGCAGCAGGTCAGCGCTGATCTCGACTACTACCACTGGCTACAGCAGCAGCCAGCGTCGTTTCAGGATGTCGCAATTGGTCCTGTCCGGGCCAAGTTGTTCCGTGAAGGAGGGTTGAGCGTCGAGCGCTTTGCAGAGCTGCAGCTTGATCGCAACTTTGCGCCGTTGAACCTAGCGCAAATGAAAGGGCTTGAGCCGCTGGCGTTTGAGCGGGCAGGGTTGTTATAACGCTTTTCTTGGAATGGAGAGTGTATGAAATATTTCATTGTGCTTGGAGTGCTCATCGCTTGCGCTGTTAGCGGACTGCTGGGGCTGACCGCAGGTATAAATCTGAACCCGGCATCTACAACGAAGTATGTGCTGGACTGGGGAAGCCTTGGTGATTGGGTTGCAGGGGCAGGAGCTTTTTTTGCAGTAGGTGTTGCTCTTTGGCAGTCGCATATACAGCGAAAAGAGGAAGTAGAAGACCTCAACATAGTTCAACGCCAGGTCAGAGATCGCTGGCTCATCTCGGTTGTCTCAAAAGGAAAGAGACCTGCGAGAGTGCTATGGGTTGGCTTTTACTCACGCAAGATCGACACGATTCTCCCGATAAAGCGTTTTATTTTTCATGGTGATCAAGCGTCTCTGCCTCAAACATTGGGCTTTGCAGAGAACATCGATTTCATGACTAAGCCTGAGATGTTTGAGGACTTGGCTATCAATGCTCTTCTTTCTTTTGATGATCTCGGGGACCTTGAGATTCAGGTGAAGACGACTCTGAGTGAGTTTAGGTCGCCAGTGCTAGAAGAAACCAAAGCGGCATTTCGTGCTGCGATACAGAAGAATTTTGACGCCGCACACGATCAGATCTCGAGCACCTAGTTGCTTTATTACTGAAACAAACACAGCCCTGGCAATCGCCGGGGCTTTTTTATGCCTGCAAGGCAGGCCAATCAAGCCCAAGGGGTGCATCAACGTGGCAGACGAAAACGAAATCGACCTGGAAAACCCGGCAATCAAGGCCGCTATCGCGACTGCCGTTGAGGCAACTGTTTCGGGGTTGAAGACCAAAAACACCGAGCTGCTCGGAAAGCTGAAAGACACAACTGGCCGGCTCACGCAGTTTGAAAGCCAGTTCGAAGGGCTGAATATCGACGCCGTCAAAGGCCTGCTTGCGAAGGCGGGCCAGGACGAGGAGACCAAGCTCCTCACCGAAGGCAAGATTGACGAGGTGTTCACCAAGCGCACCGAGCGTCTGCGTGGCGACTTCGACAAGCAACTGAAAGCCGAGAAGGAACGCGCCGAAAAAGCGGAGTCTTTCGCCGGTAAATTCCGGGACAAGGTCCTGGGCGACTCCATCCGCTCCGCAGCCATTAAGGCTGGGGCACTGCCGGAAGCCGCGGACGATTTGATCCTGCGCGCCAAAGGCCAGTTCACGCTCAACGAAGAGGGCGAAGCCATCGCCGTCGACAAGGAAGGCCAGGCCATCCTCGGCAAAGACGGTAAGACCCCTCTGAGCCCGCTCGAATGGGCGGAATCCCTGCGCGAAAGCGCGCCTCATCTGTGGCCTAGGGCTTCAGGAACCAATGCCCCGGGCGGGGGTGGCGGTAATGCCGCACTGAAGCGCTCCGAAATGACGTCTGTGGCCAAGCGTGACTTCATCACGAAGAACGGCCAGGACGCTTACCTGAAATTGCCCAAATAATGGAGTAACCCATGGCGACTACCGTCAATTCGGACATGATCGTTTACAACGATCTTGCCCAAACCGCCTACCTGGAGCGTATCCAGGACGTGATCGACGTGTTCAACGCATCGTCGAACGGCGCACTCGTTCTGGAAAACGAACTGATCGAGGGCGATCTGCGAAAGCGTGCCTTCTACAAGCTCGGCGGCTCGATCGCGCATCGTGACGTCAACTCGACCGCGGCTGTTGCTGGTCAGAAGATCGGTTCCGGCGAAATGGTTGGCGTGAAGGTTCCGTTCAAATACGGCCCCTACGAAACCACAGAAGAGGCGTTCAAGCGCCGTGCACGCTCTCCGGAAGAGTTTTCCGAGCTGGTCGGCATGGACTACGCCGACGCAGTACTGGAAGGCTACATCCAGTACGCGATGGCCGCGCTGAAAGCTGCTATTGGCGCGAACGCCAACATGGTCGCCACCGCCAACTTTGCCACCGACGGCAAAAAGGCCTTGACCAAAGGCATGCGCAAGTTCGGCGACCGATTCGGTCGTATCGCGCTGTGGACCATGGACTCGGCAACCTATTTCGATATGGTTGACCAAGCCATTACGGACAAGATTTACGAAGAAGCCGGCGTTGTGATCTACGGCGGCCAGCCAGGCACGATGGGCAAGCCGGTTCTGGTGTCTGACACGATTCCAGCCGACACCATCTTCGGCCTGCAGGCTGGCGCGATCAAAATCACCGAATCGCAAGCCCCTGGGTTCCGGTCGTACAACATCGACACCCAGGAAAACTTGGCGATGGGCTTCCGCGCCGAGGGCACTTTCAACATGGACCTGTTGGGGTACAGCTGGAAGGACTCCACTGGTGGCATCAACCCGAACCTTGCCTCCATCGGCGCCGGCGCGAACTGGACGAAATACGCGACCAGCGACAAGGTCACAGCCGGCGTCCTGATCGACCTGACCGTCACTCCTTAACGACCAGCAATGAGCGGTGCCAGCTCGGGCCGCTTTTGGAGAGCCTCATGGAACTGATTTACTCAACGCAGAAGACCGGATTTGATCCGGAGAAGCGTTATCGCAACCCGGAGCACTTCGACCGGCCAGAAGCCGGCGCAACCCAGGTGGTTGTGGTTGGTGACTGGCCCAAGATTGTCGAAGCCTACGAGTCGAGAGGTGTCGATGTTTCGGTAGTCGAGGCGCCGCAGCGTGTTTTGGTCGTTGATCAGGTAGATCAAGCCGGTCTGCCCGAACTGATCGATCAATTGCGCGTCGAGCGCGACGGCATCGCGACGCTGATCGAGCATGCTGAAAGCATGGAGCTGCCAGAACACCCAGGCGCTGGCGATCTGCCGATTCGCTTGTTCGATGCGCTGACCGCCATTCATGCCGGATTCGCCTCAATCAAGGATGAGCGTGACGGTCTGGCTGGCGAGGTTGAAGTACTGCGCACCGAGGTTGCCAGCCTGAAGTCGGCGGCCGACCAGTCGAAGGCCGAACAGGACAGGGTTTCAGCCCTCAAGGCGAAACTCGACGAGGCAGGCGTGACCTACCGGGCCAATGCTTCGGTTGAGTCGCTGGAAAAGGCTGTAGCTGACCTTTCGAAAGAGTAATACTTCGGCCCTGGCCGATCATTCAAACCAATCCAGCGAGTTGATCCATGACACTCATCATCGAGGACGGCACCGGGAAGCCGGACGCCGAAAGCTACGCGAGCGCCGAGGACCTGGTGCTGTATGCCGTGAAGTTCGGCGTCGTCATTCCTGCTGATGTGCCCACGCAAGAAGCGTTGCTTCGCCGGTCCGCCTTGGCGATGGATGGAATGACCTGGAAAGGGCGGAAGATGAGCAGCGATCAGGCTCTGGCCTGGCCGCGCCGTGGCGTACAACTGGATTGCGAAATCAAGCCGGACAACTATCTCCCGGCGCGCATCCAGTACGGCCAGATGGCCTTGGCAGCAGAAATTCACCAGGATGACGTTGACCCGATCGACAAGCGCAAAGGTGCAGTTACGCTAGAGCGCGTCGAAGGCGCTGTAACTCGTGAGTACGCAACGATTTCCAACACCAGCGGACGACTCATGCCCGCGGCGCCGGATCGGCCAAGCGCTACGCAGTTTGCCGACTATCTACAGCGCCGTGGGTTGTTCGCAGTAAGAGCTTAGAGTCCAAGGTCAACTTGGAAAATTTGCTCACCGTACACCTCCATAAGCCCTTCTTTTCCTTTTGCCACTGCGCCCGAAAGAATAACCATTCTGTAAAAATGCCCTTCACTGAATGGTTCGCAGTGGGGAGCGATTTCATTTTGGAGCCATGAAGTAATTGACTCAGCGACGGTGCCTGCAAGGGCCTTTTCGATCGCATCTCTTGCCTTCAGTTTCAATATTAATTTCTCATCGCTGCGCCCCAGCTGGGCATCCTGAAGTGCGGTGGCCGCATCTATCAGGAGCAGTCGCTTCTGGTCGTTAGTCAATTTCTTCTCCGGGTGGTCAAGCATGAGTTTCTACGACGAAATGGCCGTGATGGCTCTGGACATGATCACAGAGTTCGGCCAGCCCGTGATCATTCGGGACACCAAGGTCGGCGAATACGACCCTGGCACAGGCACCGTGCCACCGGATACCGTCGTTGAGCAGACCGCCCAGGGCATCCTGCTCGACTTCACCGGGCAAGAATTCCAAGCCAACAGCCTCATCAAGGTTGGCGACAAAAAGCTCAAGATCGCTGCGCAGGGCCTGGACTGGCCTCCCAATCTTCTGAACAAAGTCATCGTTCAGGGGCGCACATGGTCGATCATTCCGCCGCTGAAAGAGATTAGCCCGGCCGGCACGCCGATTCTCTACGAGCTGCAGGTGCGGTCGTGAGCAGGGCGGGCACCGGCCAATCCGGTAGTTTCGCCTTGAGCCTGGCTGAGTTTGCCGCCCAGACCAGCGAAGCCATCGACGCCAGTGTGCGTGAGATCATCATCGAGGTCGGTAGCAGCCTGATCCGTATGTCTCCCGTGGGAAACCCAGAGATTTGGGCGCAGAACGCTGTAGCGACCGAGTACAACAAGGCCGTCGACGATCACAACAGCGCGTTGCGTAGCGATCCGGAAAACCTTACGAAGGGCGGCAGGCTCAAGAAAGGCCGCAAGCTCAACGACGGGATGGATATCATCGCGCCGGAAGGCTACGTCGGCGGCCGGTTCCGGGCGAACTGGCACATATCGCTGGGCGTCGTCGAGAGCGTCACCTTCGACGAGGTAGACCCAAGCGGCGCCGAAACCACTGCCGCGCTGGTGGCCGCAATGAGTGATTTCACCGCCGGCCAGATGGCCTATATCGTCAACAATTTGCCCTACGCGATTCCGCTGGAGTTCGGTCATTCCACCCAGGCCCCCGGCGGCATGGTTCGGGTAACCGTGGCCCGCTTCCAGCAGATCGTGCAGGAGGCCATCAGGAATAATCAAGTATGAGCCACAAGATCATCCGCTCCCTGCTGGAGTCTCGCTTGAATGCCTGGGCGAGCGCTCGAATGCCCGCGCTGCGCATCGCGTTCCAGAACGTTGCGTTTACCCCCAGCAGCGACGAGACGTACCTGCGAGCGTTTCTCCTGCCGGCCGGTACCGACAGCAACGACCTGGCCGGTGCCCACCGGCTGTACACCGGCGTGTTTCAAATCACCATCGTGACGCAGACTGGAAACGGCCCCTCGGGCGCCGAGACGATCGCCGACGAAATTGCAGCGCTATATCCCCTCAACGACCGATTGATTCGCAACGGCCTCACAGCCCTGATCATGACTCCGGTTGAGCCAGGCCCCGAACAAACTGAAGACACGGCGTTCGCCTTGCCCGTGTCGTTCCAGTACCGAGCCGACACTACTTAATCCGCCCGTTGGGCAACCCAAAAACCCGCCATTGAGCGGGTTTTGTCATTTCTGCACAGAGGAAAACCCATGAGCGTCTCGATTCCCAACGGCACTACCTTCGAAATCGCCAGCGTCATGAGCGCTGCGAAGCCGTTCACTGCAATTTCCAACGCCAATCCGGCTGTCTTGACCGCAGCGGCCCATGGCCTGGCCGATGGCGACATCATCGTCATTGACTCGGGCTGGGCGAAACTCAACGGTCGTCCGGCTCGGGTGATTGACTCCGATGTCGGCGACTTCGCCGCGGAAGGGATCAACACTACCAGCGTCAAGAGTTTCCCGGCAGGCTCGGGTGCCGGGTCTGTCCGCTCCGCTTCTGGCTGGACCCAAATCGCTCAGATTACTGAGCCGGCGGCAAATGGTGGCGATCAGCAATTCCTGACGTACGGCTTCCTGGAGGATGACGACGACCGTCAACTCCCGACCACCAAGTCGGCCAGCAGCATGACGCTGCCGGTTGCAGATGACCCGAACCAGGCATTCGTGACGTTCGTTGAGGCTGCGGACGAAGACAAGGAGCCGCGGCTGATCCGCGCAAATCTCCCGTCCGGCTCGACCATCCTCTACTACGCCTACGTCTCGATCACTGCGACGCCGACGCTGAGCCGGAACAACATCATGACCCGGACGATCACCCTGTCGTTCGCGTCCCGTCCAACTCGCTACAACGCCTAAGGAGGCCTCATGGCAAAGTTTTCAATCGCGCCGAAGCCGACCTTTACGGTCGACGTAGCGATACCCCAGGTGGGCGGCAAGCCGGTCATAGTCCCGTTCACGTTTCAATACCGCGACCGCACCGCCCTGGCTGAGCTGTTTGACGCCTGGAGTGCAAAGGCTGAAGCCTTGAACGAACGTTTCAAAGGCACTGAGCCAACCATCTCCGATATCACTCAGGCGGAAGTCGAGCTGGGTGTCGATCAGGTTCGGGATCTGGTCGTGGCCTGGGGTTTCAGCGACAAGCTGAACGACGAATCCATCACCGCGTTGGTGAAGAGCAGCATCGGTGTTTCGGATGCTGTTGTGAAGGCGTACAGCGACGCCTTCGGCAAGGCTCGCTTGGGAAACTGACGGCCGCCGCCCGGGCGCTCTACGAGCCAGCCGCAACCGCCGAGCAATTGGCGGTATTCGGATTTTCCCCTGAAGACTATGACGAGACATTCGAAGTATGGCCGGACGCCTGGCCTTCATTCCTCGTTATGGACGCCATGGGAACGCAGTGGCGCACCGGCGCGTGCGGCGCTACCGGACTTGATTATGCCGTGCTGCCCAGCGTGATGCGCCTAATTGGTGTGCCTGCAAAGGATCGGTCGACAGTTTTCCAGGACGTCAGAGTGATGGAGTCGGAAGCGATCGCAGTAATGGCTGAGTTACGTGATAACCGCCCGTGAGAGCGGGCACTTATTCAAGGTGAGTCGATGAACATTGCAGAACTCGGCGTCAAAATCGACTCGGCCGATGCAATCCAGGCTAAGACGAGCCTGGATGAAATGGCGAAGGCCGGCGGCCGGGCCGAGCAATCTGCTGTTTCGCTGATGAACGAAATGCAGGCACTGGAGAAGTCGCTGTCCACCGGTGCAAAAACCACCCAGGACCTAGCAAAGCAGAGAGACGCTCTCGCCAAACTGACCAAGACCGGGGCCTATGGCGAGGCTGAATTCACCAAGATTACCGCTCAGCTCGACAAGCAACAGGTAGCCCTTGCGAAATCCACCATGGATGAGCAGAAGGCCCTGAACAGCCTCCTGGGCGCCATTGACCCGGCCCGCGCGGCACTGGCGAAGCTGGACAAGCAAGTTGAGGATTTGGGCAGGCATCTGGACGCCGGTCGGATCAGTCAGGATGAGTTCAATTCCTCGCTGAGCAAGATCGACAAGGACTACGCGAAGCTCGAAAAGACCGCCACCGGATTCGACAAGCTGCGCCTTGGCACCCGCCAAGCCCAGGAAAACGTCGTTCAACTGGGTAATGCGCTGTCCTCGGGTGACTGGGGCAGCGGCGTGCGCGCTGTCGCCCAACTCGGGGCAGGTGCTGGCGCTTCGGCTGCCGGTCTTCTGGCCATCTTGGCGCCCATCGCTCTCGCTACTGCCGCAGTCGGCGCGCTTGGTGTCGCGTATTACAAGGGCAGCGAAGAACAGGACAGTTTCAATAAGGCGCTGATACTGACCGGCAACTACGCCGGCGTGAGCGCCGGGCAGCTTGGAGATATGGCGCGCCAGGTCGGCGCTACAGTCGGCACAACCGGGCAAGCCGCCGAAGTGCTGGCGCTGCTGGCCGGGAATGGCAAGATCGCGGGCGACAGCTTCCTGGGCATCACCCAGGCTGCTGTGTCGATGAAGGAAGCCACCGGCAAGGCCATCAAGGAGACGGTAGCCGAGTTCGAGAAGATCGCCGACGAGCCGGTGAAGGCCTCGGCCGCGCTCAACGAGCAATACCACTACCTGACAGCCTCGGTTTATTCGCAGATCGTTGCGCTCGAGAAACAGGGTGATCACGCCGGCGCGGTGAAGCTGGCAACCGAGCAGTACGCCGACGCTATCAACGAGCGCACCCCGAGAATTCTGGAGAACCTGAGCTTCTGGGAGAAGGGATACAACGCGGTAGCCCGGGCAGCGGATAGCCTGAAGAACCTGGGTCGTCCCGATATCGATGCTGACATCGACCAAGCCCGGCGCAACCTGGAGCAGGCCCAGTCAGGGAATGTCGGGGTGTTCCAGAACCAGAAGGAAATGGTTGAGCTCTACAGTAACCAGCTCAACATGCTGGAGGACCAGAAGGCCGCTGCGGAGGACATCGCCAAGTGGGAAGGTGAGCAGGCCAAAGCTCAGCGGGATGCCGTCACGGCGATGGGCAAAGTTGATGCCCTGACCAAGTCCGCCTGGACGAATGAGCAGAAGCGCGCCGACGCACTGAAGGAGTACAAGCGGCAGCTCGACGATATTCGCAAAGTCAGCCCCAACGATGCACGACTGAATCAGGCCGTGGTCGATAAAAACATTGCGAATATCAACGACCAGTTCAAGGATCCAAAGACAGCTGCGGGTGCTGTTGACCTGACCAGGTTCAACGACTCGAAAAATGCACTCAACGAAATTCTGTCCGATTACAAGAACGCCCAGAAGGAGCTGGATGCGGCCCAAAAAGCCGGGTTGATTTCTCAGTCGGATTACCTGCTGAAGCGTCAGGCGATGATCGGCAATCAGCGCGACGAAGTGACCGCCGCCTACGAGGCGGAAATCTCGGCGCTTGAGGCGACCAAGGGTAAAGCTGGCACTTCCGCCGCCCAGCGAATCCAGTTGGACCAGAAGATTGCTGACGCACGCTCGGCGATGGTCAAGGCGCAAAAAGATTCCGACTCTGAACTGACCGTGCTGGCGGCGAACGAAGAGGGCCGCCTCAAGAAACAGGCCCTGGCCGTCAGCACTTATACCGGGGCACTGCAACGCCAAGTCGAAACGCTTCGAGAGCAGGGGATTCGAGCAGCATCCGGCCTGGGTCAGGGGGATCGGCAACGTGGGCTGACGGATCAGCAGAACGGCATCGACGATCGCATCAACCAACAGCGGCTCGAACTGGCGAATCAGTACGGCGACGGCTCGCGCGGCATGAGCCTCGATGAGTACACGCAGAAGCTCAACGCACTGAAAGCCACGCAGCAGGATCTGCACGATACCGTGCAGGCCAACTACGACGACATGACCGCAGCCCAGGGAAGCTGGAGCGCTGGAGCATCGTCCGCCTGGCAGAACTACCTGGAGTCGGCGCGGGACGTGGCCGGACAGACGAAAAGTCTGTTCACCAATGCCTTCAGCTCGATGGAGGACGCCATCGTCAACTTCGCCATGACCGGGAAGTTGTCGTTTGCGGATTTTACCAAGTCCATCTTGGCCGACATGGCGCGCATCGCAACTCGGGCCGCGGCATCCGAAGGGCTCAGTGCTTTGTTCGGTTTGGCCGCATCTGCAGCCGGCTCCTACTTTGGTGGTGCGTCTTCAGCCGGTTCTACCCAGGCAGGATACTCCGGCGATCTCTCAGGCTTCACCCCGGGCAGCGTCCAGGCCAAGGGTGGCGCCTGGTCGGGGGGCGTGCAGATGTTCGCCAATGGCGGCGCCTTCACTAATTCCATTCTGAATAAACCGACGCCATTTGGTATGGCTGGGGGCCAGATAGGAGTGGCGGGCGAGGCGGGCCCAGAGGCAATTATGCCGCTGACCCGCACAACCGGGGGCCAGCTTGGCGTGAGGGCAATCAGTAGTGGCGGCTCGGACGGCGCGTCCCAGATCAACGTCTACGTCACCATTGATGGAGAGGGCTCTGCCAGCGCGACGAGTGACGACCCGGGCCTTCAGCAATTCGGCAAGGAGCTTGGCGACTTCGTAGATCAGCGTTATCGCCTGAACCTTCGCAAGGACCTGGCTCAGGGCGGCAGTATTACCAGAGCCATCAAGGGGTGATCCATGGCAATTGAGCGATTCACCTGGGCGACCGAGAAGGGTGCGGCCGGCGACGTTAAGCAGCGGGTCCGCACCAAAGAGTTTGGCGATGGATACAGCCAAACGGTATCTGATGGCATCAACAATGAGCAGCAGTCCTGGCCGGTGACCTACACCGGCAGCTCGGCACTGATACAGGAAATAGTCGATTTCCTGCGGCGCCACAAGGGGGCCAAGGCCTTCTTGTGGACTCCGCCGCTGGGCGAGCTTGGGCTTTACAAGTGCAACGGCTACCAGCCAACACATAGGGGCGGCAACGTATACACGTTGAGCGCCACCTTCGAACAAACCTTTCACCCCTGAGGTAATGCCGCATGGCTTTGATTACGGACATCCAGAAACTGGAGCCGGGCGGGGAAGTGCGGCTATTCGAAATTGACGGATCCGAGTACGGGGCCGACATTCTTCGATTTCATGGACACTCAATTCCGCATACTCCCGCCGAGCTGCTGGCTTACGAAGGCTCAGTGGACGAGCTTCCGGCCAAATCAATTTGGTGGCAGGGCAATGAATACGCCGCCTGGCCGGTCCAGATCGACGGGATAGGTGCCGACAGCAACGGTACGGCCTCCCGCCCCGTCTTTATGGCCGGCAACGTCAATGGACGCATCACCGCCTTGTGCTTGGCCTTTGATGACCTGTTGAAGTTTCAGCTCACCGTTCGGGAGACGATGGCCCAGTACCTGGATGCGGTGAATTTCCCGGATGGAAATCCGACCGCCGACCCGACGCAAGAGGCCCTGGAGATCTGGTTCATTGACCAGAAAACTGGAGAGGATGGTGAGGTGGTCCAATGGGAGCTTTCTTCCCCAGGCGAGATCGACAACCACGGGCTGCCAGGTCGGCAGATGACAACGTTCTGCCACTGGGCAATGACCGGCGGCTATCGAGGGCCAAACTGCGGCTACACGGGCTCGGCCATGTTCGATGATGACGACAACCCCACAGACGATCCCAGCAAGGACGAATGCAAGGGCGGGCTCAAGTCATGCAAGTTGCGCTTCGGTGAGAACGAAGAGCTAAGCCACGGTGGATTCCCCGCTGTTTCCCTGATCGCCCGGAGCTGACCATGCGCAAGCACATATTGAGCGCGATCCAGACTCACGCGGCGGCCGAGTACCCGAAAGAGTGCTGTGGGCTTCTTCTGGCCCTGGGCCGAAAGCAGCAGTACTTCCCATGCAAGAACATCGCGACCGAGCCGAACGAAGAATTCATCATCGATCCTGAGGATTACGCCGCGGCTGAGGACCTGGGTGAGGTGATCGGCATTGTTCACTCGCACCCGGACGCCACCAGCCGGCCATCGCCGCGCGACCTGGCAATGTGCGAGGCGACGGCCATGCCCTGGCACATCCTGAGCTGGCCGGAGGGCGACTTGCGGACAGTGGTGCCCACCGGTGAGACGCCATTGCTGAAGCGCCCATTCGTCCACGGCGCCTGGGACTGCTGGCAGGTCTGCGCCGATTGGTACAAGCGCGAGTGGGAGCTTGAGTTCGAAGCCTTCAAGCGCGCCGACGGCTGGTGGGAGAGCAAGGAAAACGCCAGCCTGTACGAGGCGAACTACGAAGCCGCCGGGTTCTACCGGGTCGACCAGCCGCAGCGCGGCGACATGATCGTGATGGAGGTGGGGCGGACGGTTCACCCGAACCACGCTGGTATTTTCCTTGGCACCAACCCGGCGCTGCCCGGCGAGGATGCCGCTACCTTCGGGCCTGGGCCATTCCTGCTGCACCACCTGTATGGCCGCCCGAGCGAAATCATCGTCTTCGGCGGTCCATGGCTCGACAGAACACGCCTGATCCTCAGGCACAAAGATGCGCAACCGACTACATGACGCGGCAGAGCCGCAGGAGAACGATATGAATCAGCCTTTTGAGGTTACTGCGGATGGTCAGGTGCGCATTGTCGGCGCTGTAATTCGCGACAATGCGCGCCATGAAAGTGGCGAGTCAGCCCTGGCTCAAACGTGGAGCGTACTGTTGAAAAGGAATGCGCAGGGCCAGATTATCGCCGCAGGATTCAAAGTTTCCCAGTGATGATAGTGATGAGTCCATCGACGTATTGATCATGCAGACCCTTGTCGATTCCGCTGTAGGCATTCGATTTCAGAGCGGCTAGATCAGCCGCCAATACGGATGCAATCGCCGGATTACCCTCAGTGACTCTTCGGCTCAGTGTGCCTATAGCATTAGAGTTGAAAACGATCACGGTTCTCAGGACGGTTTCAAGATCGGTTATGCGTTGTTCGGCGGTTCGATTCGTCATATTTCACTTTCCTTCGTTAAGCGCGCCGAAATTGGCGCAATCCCAGTCCTTGGGCTTGCAGGCAAAAGGACTGGGGGAATCCGTTGCATGAGGGCAAGAGGCTACTACGGAGCTAAGCGGGGCGTTACTGGGGATTCGTACAGGTTCGCTATGGTGATACAGTCGCAATTTCACGGAGGGAAGTCATGCGAATAGCCGTTGGAGTTGTTACCTTGTTACTGAGCACCAATGCGGCCATCGCTGAAGAAGACTTTCAGGTTGAGGTGTTGGCGCGGTCCGTGATCTACCGCATGTGTGTTGAGAACTATGCCAAGTCGCACTCAGGACCTGGCGCTTCGCCAACGGAAATTGCTGCTGCGGCTGATTTCAGATGCATTAAGGAGTTTTCGGAGGTTGGCACCTACTACCGTGCTCACATTTTGAAAAACTTCCCAGTGGATGAATCAAGCGCCAAGAAGAAAGAGCTTTCGGAGCGGGTGCAAAAGTACCTTCTTTTACAGATGGACCAAGCGTTAAAAGATGCCCAATCTGCTGCGCGTAGCGAAGCATCCGCGATCGTTATCGATCAAAGGAATCGGTGATATCTTGGCGCCACCTTCCACAGGAGTGACCCCATGAGATTGTTCGTAGGCGCGGTAGCTGTTGCTTTGCTGGCGGGGTGTTCCTCATCGGCAATATCCGTAAAACAAGCCGAACCTGTCCCACCTGACGAGCTTTATGCCTTCCAGTCAAAGCCGTCTGGGGTGAGCGGGAAGGTGACTGTCGTTCGCGACTCTGGGTTTGTTGGGTCCGGCTGCGACATCGTCGTCTATGTTGACGGGCGGAGAGCGGCAAAAATCGGAACCGGCCAGCGAGCAAGTTTTTATCTTCCCGTAGGGACGCCCAGCTTGGGCGCAGGCCTGGCGGGATCGGGTCTTTGCGCAGGCGCTGCGATCAGAACTATTTCAGCAAGCGTTAAGCCGGGCAAGGAAAGCGTCTACAGAATCAGCGGTGACGTGGGTGGTTTTTATATCGGCCCTTACGTTGATTACCGCTGAACATAATAGATTTTGAAGGCCGCCTCCGGGCGGTTTTTTATTGGCTGGAGGAAAGCAATGCGAGAGCTCGCAATCAACTACCAACCCATGACGACCATCCGATTGTATGGGCAGCTACGCCAGTTCGGAAAAACCTTCAGGCTTTCCGTCCAATCGCCTGCCGAGGCAATAAAAGCGCTCTGCGTGCAATTGCCGGGCTTTGAGCGTTTTCTTTCTAACGCAAAATCCAGAGGGTTGGAATTCGCGGTATTTCGGGGGAAAACCAACATTGGTGAAAACGAGCTTGGTTATGCTGGCACGGGCGATATTCGCATCGCTCCGGTGGTTGTGGGCAGCAAGCGCGGCGGGATCCTCCAGACAATCGTCGGCGCGATACTCATCGTCGTAGGCACATTTGCCTCGGCAACACCTTTTGGCGCCCCGCTGATTGGCGCCGGCATCGGTCTCGTTGCTGGCGGCGTCATCCAAATGCTCAGCCCCCAGGCTGGAGGCCTAAAAACCAGCGCTGCACCGGAAAACACACCGGGCTACGCGTTCGGGTCCGCCAAGAACACCACGGCCTCTGGCAACCCCGTGCCTCTCTGCTACGGCAAGCGCCGGGTAGGCGGGGCAATTATCAGCGCGGCAATATATGCGGAGGATCAGATGTGAAGGAAGTCACCTACAGCATCACAATCCACGACCTGCATCGGCTTGAAGGCGGTTTGATTTGCGGTGACGAAGCAGTGGTGGCCGTTCTGGATAATGGGCGTGAGATCCATCGCGAGCGCTTCATTGGCATGTGCGCATCGCCAGTCGGCTACGCGCGAAAGTACCGCGGCAAGCCAGGCCTTACCGCTGCCTTGATATCCGGCAACTGCCGCATGGGTTTCAGCTTGAATGACCCAGCAAAGGCTCTTCCAAACCACCCATAAAATCGTCAGAGCCCAGCCTGTGAGAGCCGTATTCGACTCGATACATAGGCCCGCGTGATTTGGCCTTGGCTTCAGCCGCATCCTTCGAGGCGTAGATGTCGACGAACCGCCATGGAGAGTTCTGCACAACACCCCAACCCAATACCCACCCTTTGTTATCCGGGTCGGCAGGTAGGTTTTTCGCAAGACTTCGAATTGACATGACCGCTCCTTGGTTTGGGAAGGCGCAACGCTACTACCGCAAGGTGATCTGGCGTTACTGGCATTTCATCCACGCTGTACAGATTAACAGGCCGCCCATGAGGCGGTTTTTTTTCGCCTGGAGGAAAGCATGGGCGCAGCACGCAAGATTGATATCTACGGCGAGAAGGGTGGCTCCGACAAACCGAAGCAGCCGACCGAGGCGCCCGACAGCCTGCGTTCCGTGGCGATCGCGAAAATCTTGATTGCGGTTGGAGAGGGGGAGTTCGAAGGGACGCCTACCGCAAAGGATATCTATCTCGACAACACCCCGCTGCAGGATCCCCAGGGGAACATGAATTTCCCCAACGTCAAATGGGAATGGCGCACTGGGTCCGTTGAGCAGCCCTACATCCAGGGGATTCCGTCTGTTGAAAACGAGACGACCATCAACACCGAACTGCGCAGCGGCACGCCTTGGGTGCGCGCGATCACCAACACACAACTCTCCGCCGTGCGCCTGCGGTTCTCCTGGCCTGCATTGCAGTCTGTCGACTCTCAAAACAACATCAACGGCTACCGCATCGAGTACAAAGTCGAGATCGCCACTGATGGCGGCGCGTATCAACAGGTATTGAGTGAGGCGGTGGACGGCAAGACCACCACGGTCTATGAGCGCACTCGGCGTATCGACCTGCCGCCAGCCACCAGCGGCTGGTTGATGCGGGTGACACGCATCACGCCGAACCAGAACAACAACAAAATCGCCGACACGATGCAGATCGCCGGTTTCACCGAGGTGATCGACGCGAAACTGCGGTACCCGAACACCGCGCTTCTCTACATCGAGTTTTCGGCAGAGCAGTTCCGCAACATCCCGGCCGTAACAATCGATACGAAGCTGAAAAAGCTTTCCGTCCCTTCCAACTATGACCCTGAGTCCCGGACCTACACCGGAGTCTGGGACGGCACATTCAAACAGGCCTGGACCGATAATCCTGCCTGGATGACCTACGACATAACCGTCAGCGACCGTTTTGGTCTCGGTCGCCGGATCAAGCCGTGGCAGGTGGACAAGTGGGAGTTATATCGGATCGCCCAGTATTGCGATCAGCTTGTGCCGGATGGCAAGGGCGGCGAAGAGCCTCGCTTTCTTTGCAGCCTGAACCTTCAAGGCAAGGCTGACGCGTGGTCTCTGCTACGAGATATCTCTGCGATTTACCGCGGCATGACGTACTGGGCCCAGGGCCAGGTGTTCAGCCTGGCCGACATGCCGCGTGCCACCGACTTCGACTTCGCGTACACCCGGGCAAACGTGATCGACGGCAAGTTCACGTACTCGAGCGCATCCGAGCGCACCCGGTACAGCCGCTGCCTGATCAGCTACGACAACCCAGAGAACAACTACGACACCGATGTCACGTCGGTGACCGATGCCAAGCTACAGCGTCGTTACGGCGACAACCCGCTGGAAATCAGCGCAATTGGCTGCACTCGTGAATCCGAGGCCCAGCGCCGCGGTAAATGGGCGCTACTGACCAACTCCAAGGATCGCGCCATCAGCTTCAAAGTTGGCCTTGATGGGCGTATTCCGCTGCCTGGCTATGTCATCCCGGTGGCCGATGAACTTCTGGCGGGTCGCGCAATTGGTGGTCGCGTGTCGTCCGTGGCCGGTCGCGCCATTGGCCTGGATCGCGACACTCAGGCCAAGGCCGGCGACAGGCTGATCCTGAACCTGCCAAACGGGAAGTGCGAAGCTCGCACCGTTCAGTCCGTCGCTGGCCGCATCGTAACGGTCACTACTGCCTATTCGGTAGTGCCGGAGCCTGAGCTGGTGTGGGCGCTTGATGCGGATGATCTCGCGGTACCGCTCTACCGGGTTACCAGCGTCTCTCGGCCCGAGTCAGGTGTCTTTGAAATCTCGGCCGTGCAGTACGACCCGAGCAAGTTTGCCCATATCGACACTGGCGCTCGGCTTGAGGAGCGCCCAATCAGCGTGATCCCGATCACCGTCGTTCCTGCGCCGGCCAGCGTAACCCTGACGGCGAACTCTGTCGTTTCCCAGGGCATCGCCGTTGCCACGATGACCATCACCTGGCCCCCCGTTGAAGGGGCTGTGGCGTATGACGTTGAGTGGCGCAAGGACAGCGGCAACTGGATCAAGGTCCAGCGCACCGGCACGACCGGCGTCGACGTGGAGGGCATCTACGCAGGTGCTTATGTGGCCCGCGTCCGTGCGGTGAGCGCCTTCGATATCTCGTCGATCTGGCGTAACTCCGTGCTGACAGAGCTGAAGGGCAAGGAAGGCCTGCCGCCGGCGGTTACCCACCTGACAGCCACCAGCCTTGTCTATGGCATCAGGCTTGACTGGGGCTTCCCGCCGGGAGCTGAGGACACCCAGCGCACTGAAATTTGGTACAGCCAAACGACGGCTCAGGAGAACGCCACAAAGCTGGGCGACTTTGCCTACCCGCAAGCCAGGACCGAGATGCAGAACATCCTGGCGGGGGCAACGTTCTTTTTCTGGGCCCGCCTGGTGGATCGCACTGGCAACATTGGTCCGTGGTTCCCAATCGGGAATGGGGTAATGGGGCAGGCCAGCTCCGACCAGTCTGAATATGAGGACTACTTTGCCGGGAAAATCGGTGACTCCGCCCTGGGCGAACACCTGGGTGACCGCATTGACCTTATCGACGGTCCTGCCGATCTGCCTGGATCGGTCAATAACCGCATCCAGGTGGTGTCTGGCGAGGTGGATGCGATTTCAGAAAAGGTAGACGGTGTTTTTGCCATAGTGAGTCCGCCAATGGCGGGAGATACCGAGGGCTTTGCCGGTACGATCGAGGCGATGGTCGGCGTCTGGTCGCTTCAGTCTGCAATCATCGAAGACGGCATCGCCACCGGTAAACGGATCGATACCGTGCAAGTTGAGCTGAACGATAACAGCGCGGTCATTCAGCAGGTCAGCCAGGCGCAAGTCGACTTGGACGGCAAGGCTTCGGCTATGTGGTCGGTGAAAATGCAGGTCGACGCCAACGGGCGCTATGTTGCGGCAGGGATCGGCCTCGGCATCGAGAACGGCCCGGCCGGACTGCAAAGCCAGTTCCTGGTGAATGTCGACCGGTTTGCCGTGGTGAATGGTTTGGGAGGCTCGGATATCGCTGTCCCTTTCATCGTTCAGAACGGGCAGACCTTTATCAGCTCGGCGTTCATCCAGGACGGCAGCATCACGATGCTGAAAATCGGGCAGTACCTGCAATCGGACAACTATGTTGCCGGCGTGCAGGGCTGGCGTCTGGATAAGGCCGGAAACTTGGAGTTTAACGGCCCAGCCCCGGGCGGCGGCAGGCTGAGCATGACGAACCGCGCGATCAAGGTATACGACCAGAACGGTGTGAAACGTGTGCAACTGGGGGATTTGACCGCATGAGTTTCGGGTTAAACGTATGGAATGGAAGTGGAGCGCTCACGTTGGATATGGGCGACTTCACATTGCAAAAACTTGCGGTAATGACCTTGCCAGCAAAGTCATCGTCTGGAAGTGGAGTTCGTAGTGACTACATTTTAATGGACGTGCCAGGCTACGATCCTTCCACATGTTTCGTTACGATAACCCCTCGATACTACAACACGGGCTCGCAATTCGGGAGATCTGTAATTCCAACTTATCGCGATTTGGGTGGGACGCAGATCGCGATAATAACTTATGTTAACTACCGTATGCCAAACGGAACGGGAGGTTGGATAGATCAATGGGTAGAAAGCACAGTGGAGTGTGTCATAGAGGTCGTGAGGGTGATTTAAATGGCTGATTTTGGTTTGTCTGTTTTAAATGACTCGGGATCAATAATAATTTCTAGCGAGTACAAAATCATGGTGTTCTCCGAAAGGGGCACATTTAAAATCACCTCTCGATATACTGACAGGGAAGGTGGCGGCTCTGTTACTTTTTCTAAGGTTATTAAAACGCAGGAGCCACCACAGGTTTTTGTTCGATATGTTTCAGGCGTTCATAATACTCTTGGGTTATTTACGATTTTGCTCGGCGGGCCAGGTAACTGGACTGGTTTCAGCGTTGTCTCCGCTGTTAGGGGGAACCCCAATCTTCAGGATTACAATATGGAGTATGTTTCATGTTTGTACTCCAATCTCAAAAGCACTTCATCTTATGGGTTGGAATTGTATGATGCTCAGGGGGATGTTATATACACCTCAAGCGACAACGTAGTCAAATATAGCAAATTTAGTAAGACTTGGTCGCTAACGCAAGGTGATAACGTTGATGTATATGATAGCGGTCTGACTATTGATGTGGATGACTTTGTTTCAATTTCCAGCGTCGATAGGGGGGTGAATTGGTTCACAAATTTCTCCCAATATGCTGGCGTAACACTTATAAGCAGTGGTGTGCGAATGCTGCGTATTCATAATCAGAAGCGGCCGGGCGACTGGTACTATCAGGGTACTAACAATACTCGGCTTTCCATACCCGTTTGTAAATTCCCTTCATCCAGATACTTCAATACCTGAAATAGTTAGTAATAACGATGCCCTGGTATAAAACTGGGACGGGCTCCGTCTTCCAAAATTCCAATGCCATGGTCGGCTTAAATAGGTAAGTCTCATGTCTAAACAAACAATTAATCTCGGCACGCCTCCAACAGGCGTTGGTGGTGATACACCAAGAAGCGCCTTCACAAAAACTCAGACAAACTTCGATGAGATTTATGCTTTTCTCGGCGCAGCCGGCTCGCCGGCTGCTCTTCCCCCAGCACTCCCCATTGCGAAAGGCGGGACAGGAAGCACTACTGCGCACGGTCTGGGCCAAGCAACGTCGATACCCATATCAATTGGTGACCTAGACTCCTCCACCCTGTTGACTGGCATGTACAGTGTAGTTACCGCATCGGGAGGCACAAGAGGGCTGCCTTATGGCACCTATAATCTTTGGGTTAACCGGTTTAACAGCTCAACTCTCGCGGGGCAAATTGCAATAAATGTGACAACTGGCACTATGTATGTTCGCCATTCTCAATCTGTTTCTTTCGTAGACACAAGCAGCATAGGCGTGGGCCAGTTGTGGACTGATCTTACTTCCAGCCGTTCGATCGGAACCACTTACACCAACACAACCGGGCGTCCGATCCAACTTGCGGGCGTGGCTGGTCCTGCTTCGGGATCGGCTACTACCGTCATCGTGACGGTTGGCTCGATGGCGGTGTACGGCAACTACTCTGGGGCCGCCGGCAATTATTTGGCGTTCCCTATGGTCATCATTCCCCCCGGATCAACATATAGTGTAGCGGCGGCTAACGGTACTGCTGTTTTGGTTAACTGGAGAGAACTAAGATGATGAAATATTTCAAGAGCCCGGACGGCGAAGTCTATGCTTACGAGGCTGATGGTTCTCAAGACGAGTGGATCCTGACGAACCTCGTTCCCATGACAGAATCAGAAGTTGAGACACATCTAAATCCACCCCGAGACGTACTGGCTGATCAGTCGACCAAGCTTCGGGGTTTTATCCAGCTTGCTGCTGAGCAAAAGTTGGCTCTTACAAGCAGAATTAGCACGCTCAACGATGCTATTGATTTGGAAATGGCAACGCCAGAGGAGCTGGAAGAGCTTCCAGTCCGTACCGACCAGTTAAAGCAATGGAAAACGTATGCCGTCCTTCTTGGTCGTGTCACCGGGCAACCTGGGTGGCCTCCCGAGGTTGAATGGCCGACGCAACCAACGACCGGAATTGACCTGTCCGTTTCTGTCACAAGCCCTGAAGCCGCATAGCTGCAACTAACTGACGACAGCCCGCCATCGAGCGGGATTTTTTTTGCCTGGAGAAAAGTTATGACCGCAACTGAGAAGGATCGCGACATCCTGGCGCGGACCCTGTGGGGCGAGGCCCGCGGCGAGGGCCTGGCTGGCGAGATCGCCGTGGCCTGGACCATCCGCAACCGAGTTTTTGACGGCAAAGACAGGTCCTGGTGGGGCGAGGGTTACGCCGGCGTCTGCCTGAAGCCATACCAGTTCAGCTGCTGGAACAAGAACGACCCCAACTATCCCTACCTGAGCGGGGCCAAGCCGATCCCGCCGAAACAGTTCGCCCAGGCCCAGCGGGCGGCCGACCTGGTGATCTCCGGCGCTGAGCCCGACATCACCAAGGGCGCCACCCACTACTACGCCACGACCATGCCGAAGGCGCCGGCCTGGGCCAAGGATGCGACCCAGACCTTCCGCCTGGGCGATCACGTCTTCTTCAAGGATGTCCCATGAATCCCGGCACGCTGAAGCTGATGATCGCCGGCGTGGCCGTGGCGCTGATCCTGGCCATGAGCGCGACATGGAAGATCCAGGATTGGCGCTACGGTATGAAGCTCGCAGAGCAGGCCGGCCTGCATCAGTCCGACCTGGACAAGATCAGTAGCGCGGCCGCCGACCATGCCCGGGCAGAGCAGGATAAGCGCCTGGCCCTGGAACAGCAGCTATCCGCCAGCGAACAAACCCATCACAAGGAACTGAGCGATGCTCAAACGAATCAGGCTCGCCTGCGCGATCGCCTTGCCACTTCTGATTTGCGGCTGTCAGTCCTCATCGAGGATTCAGCCAGTTGCAACGGAGTGCCTGCCACCGCCGGCACCGTCGGCGTGGTTCATGGAGCCCGTCGAGCCCAACTTGACCCAGCGCATGCTCAACGAATTGTCTCCATCACCGACGCCGGCGACCGGGGGTTGATCGCGCTGCAGGCGTGCCAGGCGTATGTCAGGGGAGTAAATCAGCGATAGGGCGGATCAGTTCAGGGCCCTGATTGCGCACGTTGCCGATGGCCCGGTCCACCTTGAACCATTCGAAGGCCTCGGCCGGCTCTCCCTGGTGCAGGACGATCTGCTCGGCTCGTTCCTTTGGCGTGGCCGGGTCCAGCCACTCGCGGGACAGCTCCGGCGTCAACACCACCGGCCGGCGGTCGTGAATGTCGACCATGCCGCCCGCGCTGTCGGCGGTGATGATGACGAATCCGTCGTACTGGCTCGGGTCACGGCCACCGGTGGGGAACTGGCCGATGGACGCGCACAGGACAGGAGCCAGGTCCCGCCGGCGGATCAGGTAGGGCTGCTTCTTCGGTCCACCCTCATCAACCCACTCAAACCAGTTGTTGATCGGAGTGATGGCGCGGTTCGGCCAGATCGACCGGTAGAAGGGACCGTGGGCGACTTTCTCCACTCGGGCATTGATTGGCGCTGCCCGATCTTTGGCCCACGCCGGCCTCCAGCCCCAGGGCACCATGTCGGCGTGCAAGACGTCATCCTCCTGGTGGAAGAGGGCGAACTGCTGCGACGGAGCGCCGTTGTATCTATCCAGCGGCAGGTCGCCGGCAGAACTGACCAATGCGTTGGGTATGCTCAAGGCCGCCACAAAGTCGTGTATGCCGGTGTACTGCGAGAGTCGTCCGCACATGGAGCCTAACCCTATCTGTCACCTTCGCTGGTTACTCGGGATGATGTCATCGGGAAGCCTGTCCCCTTCATAAACCTTAAGCCGGCGATGCAGCTCAGCGATAAGCGAGGTATTTGCCATACCTTCACTTTTCGATTTATTCATCAGTTCGACATACAGAAGGTGCTCGGAATTCCACGCCCATTTCGCCTTCTCCAGTTCCGCCCTAAGTCTGGCGCACTCCTTGGACTCGGCCGCATACATTTCCACCAAACCAAAAATGTCCTGGCGTGCTTTGCGTAACAGGGTGGTGAGTTCCTGCACCTCGTTCTCCAGCATGTGACAGGAATGCCGGTACATCTCCAGGGGCGTGGGACAGCCCAGCCAATCGCTGGTGTCTTCAATTTCAAACGGGTCCATGACCATGCCTTGCTTTTACTGTTTGGATATACAGTAATCGAGGCTGGCTGGCCTGGGCGAGGGTGAGGCGACGAGCTGCAGGGCTTGGATTGTGTTCGGTCGGCAGGACGCCGGAGGAGGGTGGCGTGACATTTGCGTGACTTTCTCACGCATCTATAAGCACTGGTGGGCATTCGGTTGCAGCGAGCGCCAGTAAAAACGGCCTATTTACAATGTCTTGCTAAGTTGCTGCGTGCATGGGGTGCTAGGGGTCGAGTGTTCGAATCACTCCGTCCCGACCATATAATTCAAGGGGTTGCGAGATTTTATCTCACGACCCCTTTTTATTTTATAGCTTTTTTACCCCTACAAAATTGCTGGCTCTCGGTGGAATCTTTACCAACGCCACATGGGGTTACACCTTAAATTGTAAGTTTTCGCGGGGGAGTTGGTTTCCTTCACAGCGCAGCTTTTAGCTTTAGGAGAGGTGCAATTGCAGAGTTTTGACGTGTGCATATCAATGCACATATAGTCAATCGCATGACTAATCGAATGCTTAACCGAACCCTCGCAATTGACGCCGCAATCGAGTCTCTCGATGGCGCTTTCTTCAAAGCTCTGTGCGAGCCGTCGCGGGTAGCTGTGCTCAAGCGAGTCATGCAACTGGGGCGAGCGGATATCGCCGAGATTGCCGAAGGGCTGCCTCAAGAGCGTTCAGTGGTATCCCGACATCTGCAAGTGCTGTTAGAGGCAGGCATCGTCCGTGCTACCAAGGTCAGTCGGCAGATGTTCTATGAGGTGGATGGACCGGCGGTGGTGACACGGCTCGAAGCCATTCTCCAGCACATGAAGAGTCTGGCCCCGTTTTGCTGCCCTGGTGCACCAAAGTAG